ACGAATGCATATACGGCATACTCAATAACATATAATAATTCAGACCCAAGTAATAATGGAGTTCGTGTTGTTTCTGGAAGTAGAATTACATTTGATTATGCTGGAGTTTATAGTTTAATTTTTTCAGCCCAGATGCAAAATAGTAGTGTTAATTCTATTCATGATATAAATATATGGCTAAGAAAAAATAACGATGGTAGTTCTGGAGATGTGCAAGATACAGATTCTAGATTTTCAATTGTTAATAAACACAATAATATTAATGGTAATTTAATTGGAACAGTTAATTATGTTGTTGAAGTTGCGGCTGGCGATTATTTTGAATTAATATGGGCTACTAATCATGTTAATGCATTCTTAGCTGCGTCAGTTGCTGGAGCATCTCCGACTTCTCCTTCTATTCCTAGTGTTATATTTACTGCTACTCAAGTTATGTATACACAGTTAGGCGCAACAGGATTTACTGGGGCTACTGGTTCTGCTGGTGTTAATGGAGCTACAGGTTTAACTGGAGCTACTGGGCCAACAGGAGGACTTGGCGCTACCGGATTAACTGGAGCTACTGGAGCTGGAGCATCTTTAAATGCAATTTCTGGAGTTGTAATCTCTGGTTCTGATATTTATATGGGTGGAACTGGTAATTTAAACCAATTACAGGTTACTTCTATATCTAGCGCTGCAAAGCCCCTTGTAGTTCAAGGTGCAGTCTCACAATCTGCTAATCTTTTAGAAATCCAAGATTCAACTGGATCAATTTTATTTTCTATTAACAATAGTGGGATAATAGATGGAGGAACATACTGATGCCTATCTTACATAAAAGATCTTCTACCCCCGGAGCAATTCCACCCGCAACAGGTTTAAGTCTTGGTGAATTGGCGATCAATACAACCGATGGAAAATTATATACTAAAAAAACAGACGATACAGTTGTGCAGCTCACTTCAACTCCAGCGGGTCTTATATCGCCCGCAGTCAATGGAGTCTTATCCAGCCCCGATTGGTTACTTTGTAGTGGAACGGTAATTCCACAAAGTTCCTATCCAGTCCTTGGAAATTTACTGGGCGCAAACTTTATATCTGCTACTGGAGCTATGCCAGCAACGGCCAACTGGCAAGCGGTTGCTTCAAGTGGTGAAAGTTCATATGTTGCAGTAGCATTAGGATCTCAATACTCAGCATTGTCAAGCGATAGCGGAAATGTTTGGATTTCTGGAGCATTACCTGTAGTGGCAAACTGGTCTACTGTAGCTTATAATAGTGGTTCAAACAATTATTTAGCTCTTGCAAATGGATCAAATGTGACAGCTAGATCAGTAGATGGCTCTGGTTGGGTTCAAGGTTTTGTACCTCCTACCAATCAATTTAATGCTATATCCAGTGGTGCATTGGGTGCTTGTGCAGTAACTCTAGGTCAATACTCTACAACAACAGTTGATGGATTCTTGTGGTATCCCGGAGTATTGCCTTTCTCTGGAAACTGGACAGCAGTTGGGTATAATGGATCATTGTATTGTGCATTAGCATCTGGAACTAATAGTGGAGCTATTTCTACTAATGGATTGAGTTGGTCTGGTATTACGCTTCCCGTTACGGGAGACTGGCAAGCCGTTACAGGTACTGGTACAAATGGATTTTATGCTATCGCATCTAATGGCACGATAGCTGCTAACTCAGTAAACGGGACTAGTTGGACACAGCAAACTTTACCATTTTCTGGAAACTGGAGAGATATAGAATATGGTGGATCAAGATTAGTTGCAGTTTGTGCTAATTCAGCATCCGGTGGATTATCTTATGATGGTGTGACTTGGTATAGAACCGCACTCCCAAGCTTTAGTAGCTGGTGGAGATTAGCTTGGAATGGCTCTATATTTGCGGCAGTTTCAAGTACGGCAAATTCAACACTTGCAGCGTCTTCTCCTGATGGTTCTGGGTGGACCGCTAGAACTTTACCAGCGGGTACAGTTTGGGCTGGTATTGCTTGGAATGGTTCTACATTTTGTGCGGTTGGATTATCGCTTAACGTGGCAACATCTCCTGATGGGACTGGTTGGATTGGTAGATCAACTGTTCAAAATTCTGCTAAAAATGATTTAGCTTGGACAGGACAAAAATTTGTTGCGACTACTTTTGGAAATAGCTCTGTGTCAATTTCCCCGGAGGGTACTAGTTGGTTAACAACTACAACAGGCGCTACAAACACTTTTACTTTTATGGCTTCAGATGGAAATAAATATTGCGCCGTTTCAAATGGCGGTATGCACTCTTGGCTATCAAATGATGGAATATATTGGAGTGGCTATATGATGCCAACGGGCATAGCATGGTGTGCGATAAATTGGAATGGTAGTCAATTTTTAGCAACAGCTCAAAACTCAGCTATTTATGCAACATCCCCAAATGGCTCAGTGTGGACATCTAGAACTTTTCCAGTGAGGAATACATATCAAAATATTAATTGGAATGGATCTCAATATGCGGTCCCAGCCACACCTAGCAATTTTATAAATATATCAAGCGATGGAATAAATTGGACTACAAATTATATGCCTAACTCTAGATCTTGGCATACACTTTCGTGGAATGGGTCATATTATATAGTCCCAGCTCTCTCATCAACACTTATAGCCGTTTCTAAAGATGGTGAATCATGGAGAGAGCTTAATATAGTTACTGCTGCTACTAACAGCTTGAGGTCTATTCTTTGGAACGGACAGTCTTTTATAGCTTTAAATTATGGTGGAGATAATTTTATAAAAATAACGCCAGACACTGGAAATTTTCGATTGCCAGCAATAACTACAAATATCGGCGGCTTCGCTTCTGGATATGTTGGCAACTACTGGATTAAAACATAATGGCAAATACAATATTATACAAAAGATCAAATCAAATTGGGAAAGTTCCAACTGTTAACGATTTACAGTCTGGTGAATTAGCTATAAATACTGCCGATGGAGCGTTATATTTAAATAATGCAACCATATCTACTCCAGTTGGAACTATACAGGCTGGATATTTAAATTATGACACTAATTGGATATTATGTGATGGAAAAAAATATTTAAAATTGCAATATCCATCTCTTAGTAATTTTTTAGAATATGAACTTTTTATAAATAATAATATAATAAATCCTACCGACCCAATAGCTGTTCAGTCGGCTGCTTCTAGTCCAACTGCCATATGCGTTGGCACATATAGCAGTTTAATATACAGATCAACTGATGGTATAAATTGGAATAATATAATTCATCCAATAGGTGGTAGATGGAGTACTATGATTTGGACAGGATCTTTATTTTTTACAGGAAGTTCTGTTGGTAATTCTTATATGACTTCGCCTGATGGTATAAATTGGACAGCAGGAACAATTCCCGGAGTAACTTCAATATGGGCTATTGCTTGGAATGGCACTATTTTTTGTATCTCTGGACTTAATACTAATATAGCAAATATTTCAACAAATGGAGTTAATTGGACACCTATTACAACTCCATTAACTTTAAGGTATAGAACTGCTATATCTCTTGGGAGTTTAATATTACTTTTTTCTGATACTGGAAACCAATACGTTGGGTCTATAGATGGAATAAATTGGATTGCATATACTTTTCCATCTACTTTAGTGGCTAGCAATGCAGGTATCTATCCAGTTGTATTCAATAATACTATATATATATCTGGAACCGGAGGATCTGCAAAATCGACTGATGGAATTAATTGGACTATGATTAATAATTTTAACGGCAGGTTTATATGTCCGGCTTCAAAATCTATGATATATTTTATATCAAATTTATCTGAAGTATTTTATTCAAAAGATGGTAATAATTGGAAAACTTTAGGCTATATTAGTGGATATGCAGGAGGAGGTGTTCCTGCGGCATTTGATAATATCCTATATACCGGCACTTTATTTACTTTAAATGCAAATACAGACTATTTTTCTACCCCAAAATTAATATATGATAATTCTCAACCAAGATATATAAAAACATAATGTTATCATTCCTACCACTATCAACAACTCCCTATTCATCATTAGCTTCTGGGCCAATTTACGCCTTTGCTTTATTTAGCTCAGACATAAATTTAGAACTCTCTCCAGCTATAAAATTCTACGAATCAATTCAATTTGATTGTTTTTCAAATTTTATTGGGAGTTTAGATCCGGTAAGGCAAATAAATGTGTATCATATTATGTATGTTACTACAAATAAAAATAATATTATGCTACTGAATACGGAAGATCTTGAGATAGTTTACCACACTTCCGACTTCTATGCAGACTTTTATGTAGATACAGATTTAAACTATGAATTACCTCTAATTATGTCGGCAGATTTTATCTTAAATGCAATAGAGGAATATTAAATGGCTTCTGAAATACATTATGGTGACGTTGGGGTTAATTTCAATATAACAGTCATGAATGATACTGTTCCTCTGGATGTATCAAATGCCAATAATATTTATATAATTTTTGAAAAGCCAGACGGTACAGATGTGACAAAAACTGCAAGTCTTATCAATGATGGTTCAGATGGCAATATTAGATATACAACAATTGTTGGCGATTTAAATCAAGTTGGTACATGGCAAATACAGGCTAAAGTAGATTTCGGGTCAAGCGTTTTTTCTACAGAGATTCAAAAATTTAAAGTGCAAAGGAATCTAATATAATGGCTTGGGAAAACGAAATGACAATTATAGTCAGACATATTATAGATGATCTAGACTCAACAAGCTATCAATTTTCAGATAGTAGAATCGAAGAGGCTATTACTGTAGCAGCTCAATTAATTCATAATGAAATGGAATTCGTCGTTGATTATAATATAGAAGTTGACAGTAAAACAATTACTCCAGATCCAACAACTACTCCTGTTGGCTCAAGTCTAAAAGATGATGATTTTATCGCCCTTTGTTGTTTACGGGCCGCAATGCTTTTTACAGCAAGCCAATTAAAAACATACTCTTTAAAAGCTATTTCTATACGAGACGGTGCATCTGCTCTTGATATGAGGGGCGTTATTCCGGGCCTTAAAGCGATTCATGACGACCTTGTGAAAAAATATGAAGCTGTTAAACTCGATTATCAAACTTCTAAACTTGGCCTTGGAAAAACTATTCTTTCTCCATACTCTCCGGGTTCAGATACTGCGAATCGTGGTTATATTGATTATCGTGCTGGATTCTTCGGTTAATACAAAAAGGAAAAATAAAAATGCCAAATGCAGATGTTTCTGATGTAGTAAAAGGTTCTTATTCGCAGCGTGATGGCAGAATAGTATTACAGCCGCAACTTGCTGCTCCGACACAGTATCAAACTATTAATCCTCCTGTAATTAGAGGATATACTCCTAATGAGTTTTACACTCGTTTAGACTCAAGACTTGATCGTCCACGTTACTATTACTCAACTCCTTCTGGATTACAATACTAATGAGCTTATCTCTGTCTCCTGATTTATTCAACATATATAATGAAGCTGTAGATAATATCTGGAACAGACCCATAACTCTTGTTTATCCTGAAATTAGAGAAGAATGTCCGAATTGTACATTTAATGGATTTAGGTCCAATGGTAGATATAAAACCGGCGGACCATACCCTTTTGAAGATGGTGGCCTTTGCCCTTGGTGTGTTGGCGCAGGTTATAAAATGATTGAAACAACAGAACAAATAAATGCTCGTATTTATTATTCACAAAAAGAGTGGGTAAAAGTAGGACCAGAAGTGCAACTTGCAAATGCTGCTGCCCAAATAGTTGCAAAACTTACAGACTTGCCAAAACTTCAGCAATGTAAATACTGCATTCCTCACTACTATCCGGGCATTGATAACTACAATAATCAAAAATTATTAAGAATTAGCGATTTTTATCCAATGGGATTTTTGCAAAACCCCGTAAAATACATAGTGACTTATTGGAGTACATACAATGAGTCAACTTAAAATAAAAATCCTTGAGTCCTCAGATAAAATACAAAAAGATATTCTCGCAGCTTCTGAGCAAGAGTTAAAAAAAATATTTCAAAAAGCAAAAGTAAAAATTCATTCTGAAATTATTAATCTCACAGTTCAAGCATTATCTAGTTGTCCTGAAATAGAATCATTAAGAGGCGGCAAATTAAAAACTGATTTTGGTTTAAATTATGACCCCTCCGATGAGATTATTTACGCAGTTGCTAATTCTGTTCAAGTGTATTTTAAATACTTTCGTTTTACAAAAACTGGAGCAACTTCTGTGCTTTCAGTTTATATTCAGCCCGAAGATTTTCAAAACTTATTTTCTTTACCATCAGCAGTTACAGAAACAGAAAAAGGTGCAGTGTTGCCTTGGCTACAATGGCTATTAACTGCTGGAGATGCTATTCTTATAGTTGACTATCATGTTTCTTATGGGCCATATCCAACAAGTAGATCGGGCGGCGGCATAATGACTAATGGCGGCGTATTTAAAGTTGATTCTCAATTTTCAGGAACCCAAGACAATAACTTTATTACCAGAGCCTTAGAAAAAAAACAAAAAGAAATTTTAAGCATTATTGAGAGAAGCGTATGACTTACAATCCATCTTTAGTAGGCATTAGTAACACACAAGATTCAACATTATCTACAATTTTATTAGATAATTTTGTTACAATGTATGATTGGGGCTTTCTTGACAAGGGCGGTTTTAATAATATTTCAATTCCTCAAAGCGGAATGTATGGTGGATCTAAAAGTGACTTAAGAGTAGCAAATGATCCAAATTATCAGTCGGGTAGAGTTTGGAGGGGTTTTAGGGAAAATTGGGTCTGGGAGACAGGAATAAATAGATCAACTCAACCTATATCAATAAGTGGACTATATGTAAACAACACTTTTTTGCCCTACTCTTATAATTCTGGCGTTGGATGCTATACTGGCCCCACTGCAACAGGATATAGAATTAACTTTGTAGAGGGGCAAGTTGTTTTTGACAATCCTGTTCCTGCCACCTCTGTTGTTAAGTTAAATTATTCATATAAATGGATAAAAGTAGATCGAGCAGAAGGCGTTCCATTTTTTCGCCAAATTCAAACAAGTGATTTTAAAATAGATCAAAATTTCTTGTCTAGTTCGGGCGACTGGGTTCAGTTAGGCCAAACAAGAGTTCAACTTCCCGCTGTTTTTGTTGAAATTATTCCTAATAGAAAATATAAAGGATATCAATTAGGTGGCGGTCAATGGGCTTATACAGACATCCTTTTTTATACACTTGCTAATAGAGAGTCTGACTGTTCAAATATATCAAATATTATTTCTTATCAAAATGATAGAATTATAAATTTATTTGATTCAAATACAATATCTTATAGTGGAAATTATCCATTAAGTTTTGGAAGCGATTTAATAAACAGGTCATATGACTATAAATATTGGCTCAATAATCACTTTTTTGAAAATTGTAGAATTTTTGATACTAATATAAATGGAATAACTCAAGTGGGTGTTGATTTTTATGTAGGAACAGTTAGATCAACAACAGAAGTAAAATTGCTAGATGTAATCTAGCTTTGTGTATTATTATATAGCTTAGGCTTTTCTTAAAATAGATCTATAAATGGAGAAAAATTAAATGTCAAATCGTATTTTTTATGCTGTGCAAGCAGTTGGAATTCAACCAGACGACACTGGCACAATTAGCTGGATGCACGGTATGCAATCAGTTGGTATTACTACCAATTTTAACCTAGAACAAGTATTCGAACTTGGTCAATTAGCTCTTTTTCAGAATATTGAAAATATTGCAGAAATCGAAGTTACAACAGAAAGAGTTCTTGATGGAAATGCACTAACATATTTAACTGCTGCTAGTTCTGGTAATAGTAGTATTGTTGCTGCTTCTAATCAAAAAGCTGGTGTTTATTTAATTATTTATCCAGATACAAATAGTGCAGCTACTGGCCTTGGATTCAATGGTCTTGTTTATTGCTCCGGTATGCGCCCAAGCAATATTACATATACGTTCCCAGTCGAAGGCAATTCTACAGAATCAGTAACATTTGTTGGAAATCAAAAGCAGTGGTCAGATAGCACTTTATTCCCAGCCTTTAATCCATCAACATGGGTTGGAACAGGAACGTATAATAATGGAGTTGTTTACTACCCATCTGGCGCAGGATATTATAGCGGTATTAATGAACCTTCTTATGACTCTCCTCTTAATACTGTATTTCGTAGACAACACTTTACAACTGGTGTTGTTGCGTCAAAAGCAACAGTTATTCCAACTGAAGTTCTTAATGCTACAAATGGTGTAGTATCAAAAATTCAAACTATTACAGTTTCAGCAGATATGGGTCGTGAGAATATTTTTGAACTTGGTAAATTTTTACCATATGTTAAATATGCAAACTTCCCAATTGCTGTAACTTGTGATTTTGAAGTTATTTCTACAAGTGGCGATAGAATGTCATCTAGTGGTGAAAATTATTCGCTATCTGATAGACAAATTATTGTAAACTTTAACAATGGTACAAAAACTCTATCAATTGATCTTGGAACAAAAAATAAACTTACAAGTGTAAACTATACTGGCGGTGATACTGGTGGGGGAAATGCTACTATGACTTTCTCATACCAAGGATTCAATGCCTTTAGAGTTCAAACTGGCGTAGTTTCTTAAGATTAAGTTAATAGGATGACTGGAACGGACTTTTTATTATATAGAATTATGAAGGGCCATCTCAGCTTTCGCAGAGATGGTCTTTCTTTATATATACTAGAACCAGATCAAGACTTGATGTATCAATCGTCAGAAGTATATCAAGAAATATATGATAAAGCCTATATAAGCGGTGTAATGATTAAAGAAGAGGCTTATGAGCTTATGATGGAAAAATTTTTCTATAGTCCATTTGATGACATGGAATTAGAGAAATTAAAAGCAGATCAAGAAAATTTAAAAGTTGAATGCTTTAAAAACTTCATGAAGCCTAAAAATTTAACAGGATTAAAATACGCCCTTTTTCAAAATCAAAATGCAATATCTAAAATATATAAAAAGAAAAGTCAATTTGATCACTTAACTTGTGAAGGTGTTGCAACGCTTGCTCAGTGGAATTGGATTATTGAAAATTCAACTTATTATAAAGACTCCAATAAATTATATGACTGGAAAAGATTTTCAGTCAATACAATTATGTCTCATTATGAATCTTCTGTTATACCATCTGAAGATTTTCGAAAAATAGCAAGGTGTGATTCTTGGCGACCAATGTGGAATTTAGGAAAAAAAACTGGAAATCTTTTTAGTCGGCCAGTATCAATGATGACAAGAGATCAAATAGCTCTATGTTCATTCTCTACTATGTACGATAATGTATATGAAAGTACAGAAAGCCCCCCAGAAAAAGTTATAGAAGATGACGACTGCTTAGATGGGTGGTTTATAGATCAAAAAAGAAAATATGAAAGAATGAAAAAGGACCAAGAGGCTGATGCTTTTACTAATAATAAAAAAATCGCAAATGCTGGCGAAATATTTATAATGGCAGGGTCTGACGAAGAAGCTCAATATGTGGATGGATTTAATAATCAGCATTCCAGAAATATAAAAAATGAAAGGATGGAAATGATTAAAGGAAAAACAAATGTTCAAGATATTCAATTTGCAGACGTTGCAATGGATATTGGGATTCAACAAAATAATCTTTTTGCAAATAAACTGAGAGGGAATTAATGGATGACTATTCAAATTATATAAAAAAATCTTTTGATTTAAAGCAGAAAAGGGAAGAACAAAAAAGAGAGCTTTCAAGAGAGAAGTTGTTGAACATCGCAAAAAAGAAAGTTCAAACAACAATGATTGGGGCAATTTCTACTATTGAAAATTATTTTGGGTTTTTATGGGATATTGAAAATCCAACTGCTGAACAAAAAGAACTTCGAAATATTTTTGAAGAAGTGAGGTCTGAAATCCTTGATCGTGGTAACACACAAATGAGGAATCTGGAAAATGAATTTATCAACTATGATATAACATGGAAAAAATATACTATTAATTTACCGTTTGTAAACAGAGGAGATGACAATAATGTCTGAGGAATATAGAGAAATAGTGGAAGGCGAAGTTAAAGTTCTTGTAAAGAAGCCAACAAGAAAAGATTATAACCAGTCTCAAATTGTTTATAATAAAGTTTGGGCAGAGTGCTTACAAAAAAATGCTTATTTAAGACAAGAACTTAATGATATTCTTGAGAAAAAGGGATTGTGGAGCAAGGAAAAGCAGGAAAAATACGATCAATTTATTCAGAAGATTAATAATCTTGAATTAATTCTTAAAAAGGGTGGAATCCCATTAAAGAAAGCAAAGTCAATAGCTATTGATCTTAAAAATACAAGAGAAGAGTTTAGAGATTTAATTTCAGTAAGAACAGCTTACGATAATAATACCGCAGAAGGAACTGCTGATAATGCAAGATTTGACTATCTTGTTTCCGTTTGTGTTCTCGATCCATCAACTAAATCTCCTGTATTCAAAGATATAGAAGACTATAATGAAAGAGGAGCAGAACCTTGGGCCGTAAAAGCTGCTGGTGAACTTGCCAACTTGCTTTATAATCTTGATCAAAACTATGAAAAAAATCTTCCAGAAAACGACTTCTTGAAAAAGTTTAAGTTTGTTAATGATGAAGGAAGGTTAGTTAATAAAGATGGTCATCTTATCGCTATTGATGAAGATGGTGTTGAAAGATTAATCGATAAGGATAACTATTTTATTGCTTATGATGAAAATGGAAAATCATATAGAGTCAATAAAAATGGAGAGCCTACAGAAGTTGAACAACTGCCATTTACAGATGACGATGGCAATCCAATTAATGATGAAGCTGCTTCACAAGAAGAAGCCAAAAAAACTAAAAAAAAGAAAGACAATCCTGCTGAATAATTGTGTAATATAAAGTAGGATGGAAAGTAGCACATGCTGGATAGTGTCCGTTTAGATAGAGATACTACCGGCATGTATTTTTTTATAGGAATAAAATAAATGGCTTCAAAGTTTACCATTACTGCTGAATTAAACTTACAAACTAAAAATTTAAATCAGGTCGTTAACAATCTAAGGCAGCAGTTTCAAGGGGCCAACCTAAATATAAAACTTACGAATTTAGCTCAGGCTAACTCTCAAATGGTTAACTTGTCTAAAAATAGTGCCGCAGCAAAAAAGTCTGTTGACTCTTTGGGTAGTAGTGTTTTAGCCGCCGCTAAAAGATTTTCAGGCATGGCACTTGCAACGGGAACTCTTATTGGTTTAACTAGAGCTATTAAAAATGCAGTTGGCGAAGCAATTGAATTTGAAAGAGAAATGGTGAAAATTTCTCAGGCTACTGGGAAAACAATGAGCGATTTAAAATCCTTGTCTAGTGAAATTGGAAATGTAGCTTCAAATTTTGGAGTATCTTCTAAAGAGTTAGTTTTAGCAGCAAGAGAATTAACACAAGCCGGATTTGCCGCTGATAAAGTTAGAGGAACATTAAAGCTATTAGCACAAACAGAATTAGCTGCTACCTTCGATTCAATTCAAGACACAACAGAAGGCGTTATCGCTGTTCTTAATCAGTTTGGTAAAACTGCCCAAAGAGCAGGAACAGAAATAGATTTCTTAGAAAAATCTTTATCTGCTATTAATCAAGTTTCTAAAGATTTCGCTGTTGAATCGGCGGACTTAATTACAGCAATTAGAACAACTGGTTCTGCGTTTGAAAGCGCTGGTGGTAGTTTAGATGAACTAATTGCACTGTTTACATCTGTACGCTCTACGACTCGTGAATCAGCAGAAAGTATCGCTACAGGATTTAGAACAATTTTTACTCGTGTTCAGCGTGTTGACACTATAAATGCACTTAGAAATCTTGGTATAGAACTTCAAGATGCAGAGGGAAAATTTGTCGGTCCAATGGAAGCCGCTAAAAGGCTAGCAATTGCTTTACAAACTATAGATCCAAGAGATTTTAGATTTAATCTTGTAGTTGAAGAGCTTGGTGGATTCCGTCAAGTTTCAAAAGTTATTCCTCTTATTCAACAGTTTACAGTTGCACAAAAAGCTCTTAGCTCTGCTCAAGGCGCGAGTGGCTCACTAGCAAAAGACGCCGCAACTGCACAGCAATCACTATCAGTTCAAATAGATAAAACTCGTGAAGAGTTTAAGAGATTTATAAGAGAATTGACAGATAGTAAATCGTTTCAAGATACTGCAAGATTTTTATTAAGTTTAGCAAATGCCTTTATAAAAGTTGCAGATACAATAAAACCTCTTATTCCACTTATTGCTACTTTTGCAACCTTTAAATTAGGTCAGGCTTTTATTCCTGCAATTAAAGGTTTAGGTTCTATTGGCAAGAAGTCTCTTGGCGGACCTATTGGATTTGCTAGCGGTGGAATGGTTCCCGGACAAGGAAATGGAGATACTGTTCCGGCGATGCTTACTCCGGGCGAATTTGTAATACGCAAGAGTTCTGTTGAAAAATTAGGAGCGGAAAATCTTGCGAGAATGAATAAATATGCTGCTGGAGGAAGGGTTACTATTTTTCCAAAATCAAATAAATATGGAGTATTTGCTCTTCAACCACTTGGAGCTAAAGATGATATTTTAAGAGGAAAAGCTAAAGTAAAAAATAAAAGCGTAGAAGCTCAATTAGCAGCTATGGCAAAAAACCCAGACGCTTCTGTTGAAATTGCAGCAGACGATACTTATCAAGTTCCAGCATTTTATATTGGTGGAAATGATGCTGAAAAATCTCAGGCAATGAAAAAAAGAATTGAAAAAGTTACTAAGGCGGGATTTAAAAAAATAATTTCTACAATTATAGAAACTCCTGATTTTAGTCTTGGAAGTCCACCTTTAAAAACAGATCAGTCATATTTTAATAGTGCAATTAAATCTCTTTTTGAAAAAGATAATAGCGCCAAAGCTACAATCGAAGGTTACGTTCTAGAAGCAGTTACAGCTTCTCTAGGCCAAGTTAAATTAGGCGGAGGAACTTCAAATTGGGACTTTCCTAGTTTGGGTGGTAAAGGAGAAAAATTATCGCAACTGTTTGGATTAGATAAAGCAGGTTTAATTTCTTCTTTAATTAGTGGAGACGCCAAAAGATCTATATCAGATAAAGCTATACGAAGCGTTTTAGGAACAAAAATTGCAAACTCTTTATTACAAGATCGAAGCCAAATTGGACTTACAAAGTATGATCAAACCGGCGCAGGAGTTAAGATTGAATCAAGCAAGGCCGTAGCAAAAAAACAACAAGCCCAAGTTAAACAATCTAGCCTAAAAGGAATGCAAGCGCAATCAGAGGAATTTAGAAAAAAAATAGTTGAGATTGCAGGCGAATATTTTAATTTTGCTAAAGATCCTAATACTGGCTTACAAGCAAGTAGATTAAATCTACAAAATTTTGGAGCTGGTGCTACTGATTTAGTTAAAGGTATTTTAGGACCAGATATGAAAGGAAAATTTGGTAAAAATGATTTTTCTTTAAGTGAAGCCGAACAAAAAAAAGTATTAGACCAACTAAAGAAATGGCGGGAAGGATCTCCTCCTGTAAGTTTATTAAAATCAGCTCTTGGCGGAATAGTGTCTCGTTTTGCAGAAGGTGGTGGTGTAAAAAACGCCCCTCTTGTTGATGATATTCTACAGGCTACAGGAGCCATTTTGCCCCATCCAGTAAAGGCTATTCAGGCAATCATTGATGCTGGTGGCGGCGCAGTTGATATGGATCGCACGCTAAAAAGAACAATTGGTGATCAGGCATACGCAAAAGCCCCTACAAAAAAAGCTCAGGCAGAAGTTCTTAAAAGATATTTTAGAGATGATGCTGCAAGATTAGCAGATGTAAAATCAGCGCCCTTGACACAGTTTGGAAAAGCATTAAAAGACGCTGTTGAAAGTGGTCAAATTAATCCTCGTAAAATGCAGATTATTAGTAAGTCTGGCAGAACTCCCGGTCTTGCCGAATACTTATCTAGTGTATTTGGTATTCCAGTTTCAAATATGGTTTTTACAGAAGGAAAAACAAAACAGCCAGCACTTGATGCATTAAGACAAAAAGGGCCACGTGCAGATAGAGTTTCTAGATTTGCTAGCGGAGGATTTGCTAGTGGTACTGATACTGTTCCAGCCATGCTTACTCCGGGCGAATTCGTTATTAATAAACAATCAGCTCAAAAGATTGGTTATAGCAATTTGCATCGTATGAATAAAGTTGCTAAATTTGCTAATGGTGGCGCAGTAGGAGTTCAACATTTAGCGATTGGCGGAGAAGTTGATCAGCAGAGCCACTATAAACCTAATAATAAAGAATCTCTTGATAGTGTGTTATCAAAACACAGAGATGATGAATTACAAAGTAATTTTATTAAGACTGCTAATCTATCTCCTAATTTTGCAGAGAGTTTATCTAAATATAGAGAATTGGGATTAATACAAAAAAGTAATAGTAAGGATAGAAATAGTTCTACAAAATCATTTATAGCTGCTTATGGATTATCTAAGCTGAAAGATGAAGATTTAAAAAATAAATTTAAAGATAAATTTGAAATTAACGATGAAATAAAAAATATTTTTAAATATTACGATTCAGGAATATCGGATTTAGTTTCTTATCTTGGAAAACAAGATAAAATTAAACTTAGCCAAATTACAGGACATGACTTTAGTAAAAACAAAAATTATGGTAATATAGAAATATTTTCAGGTAAAAATGATATATTAGCTAGATATGTCGATGGAGAAAATGATAGAACTGGTTTTGTAGAAGCTAAAAAAAATAAAGATAATTTTTATCGAGTGAAGTTTTCTTATGCAACTTCAGGATATGGACCTAAACTATACGATGCGTTATTAGAAGAGGCAGCAAAAATTGGTTCTTGGGTTGCTCCCGACACAAATATCTCAAAAAATGCCGCTGGAGTCTGGAAAAATTATTATTTGAATAGGCAGGACGTTAATAAAAAATTAATGGACTATAATAATTGGAATAATGCATCAGGTAAATTTCAAACTAAACCAGAAAAGGATATAGAAAAACTTAAATTAACTTGGCCTAAAAAAGAAGATCCAGATTGGGCATTACAATACGCCTACCAAAAACCATCATCAGATAATAAAAATATTATTAGAGCAAAAAAGAAATTTGGACCTTCTTATGAAGGAAGAGAAGCCGTTCTCGCTTCAATTAAAAATTTTGCAACTGGAGGAAAGACTAGTGGAACCGACACCGTTCCCGCTATGCTAACTCCGGGCGAATTTGTAATTAATAAACAATCTGCTCAAGCAATTGGATATTCATCTTTAAATAGAATGAATAAGGTTGGAAAGTTTGCTAATGGTGGACCCGTTGGAGTTCAATATTTTGCAACTGGAGGAACAGTTGATCCAGCTACCTTAAAAATGCTTGTTGAAATTAGAAAAATGAGCAGACAAGCTCTTACCCAAGGACCAACAGCATCTGGAGCAGCATTAGGCAGTGGTAATAAGCAAATTCAAACATTTATAAAGATGGTTGAGGCTTTAAATAAAGCTGGTCTAGATAGTTCTAAATTAATTAAAGAAGGTTTTGCCGAAATTAAAAAAGATGCAGCTAATTTTAAAATTAGTAAAGAACTCAAAGCTACTTATAAAGAAGCAGCTTCTAATACTTCAAATAATCAGGAACAACAATTACAAAAGGCTTCGCAAACAAATATTCAAAATCTTCTCTTGTTAGGTAGTGCAATTGGAAGTGTTGTCACTCAATTTACTACTCTTTCAGATGAACAAAAGGCTTATTATGGTGCTTTAACTGCTACATTTACTGTTTACCAAGGCATTGGACAAAATTTAAAGAATTTTGGATTAGGTATTATTGAAACAATGCAACAACGTAAACAGGAAAAATTAGCATTAGCTCAAAGTGCCGCTGCAATGAAGAATCATGCTAATGCAGCAAATCAAGCTGCTACACAGATAAAATCTGGATCAGTAGGCAGTAAGGCTGGATCTACAGCAGGAGGTTCTGGAATTGGTGGAACAATAAGCAAACTAGATAAGGGCATGGTTATTTTTGACGGTATTATAACTGGATTCTCTGCTGTAATGGCAATTGCGGCAGCTAATGCTGCTTATTACGCTGAAGTTTCTGAAAAATCAGCTAAGAAAATGAATGAAACGATTGATGCATTGTTTAAAGATGCTAGCAAAGTTTCTACAGGAAAACTAACATCAGATATATCTCAAGCGTCTTCAGATAAAGCCAAAGCATCTTTGATGGGTAAAATTGGATCAGATTCAAAATCTATTATGAAAATTCTTGGAGCTGCTATAGGAGGAGGAATAATAGGCGGAAAAGTAGGTGGTGTAGCTGGAACTGCTACAGGAGTTCCCGGAGGAACTTTAGTCGGAGCTGGTATAGGGGCTACTGCTGGCGCTTTTGGAGGCGCGTATTTACAATATCAAGATCAAGTTGCTAGAGCTGAAGCTAAACAAAAACAAATGCTTGATGATTTAAATGCAGCAAGTGCTAGTCTAGCAGTTAGTTTTAAAACTTCTGCTGAAGAAACTCAAAAACTTCAAAAGTTCATGGGTTCTATTGATAAAAAAACCGATAAACAAGTTTCAGATCAGGCGGCAGCTAGTACAACTAAGTTTGTTCAATCTTTAGATGCAGCTACTAATGCTGAATTAAAGTATATGAATGCTGCTGGCTCTTTAGTAGAAGCACAGAAATTATTTGGTGATCAAATAAAACAAGCAAAAGAAAAAGCAGATGAATTTGGCAAAGCTCTTGATCAAATTATTGGCGCTGAATATGCAAGGCAAATAACTCAGTTAGGTAATAAAATTGGAACAAAGGGTGTTGATGTTGGTGGAGAAATTAGTAAAATTGTTGAAAGTCAAAAAGAAAATATAAGCAAAAGAACAACAGCGGAAACAAAAAGTCAGTATGGAGCAAAAATAGAAGATCTATTAAGAGGCGCTGGTAAAGCTGGAACCCCAAAGGGTGATTTTGCTCAATTTATGGGTAAGCAGATTCAATCCTTAACTTTTGGCAAAGGCGGACTTAATGAAAAAAGAGCAGAGAAAGGCGAACTAGAGTTAGAAAAGTCTGCAACAGAAGCTGCTATTCAAATTATTAAACAAAAACAAGCTCTTGCCGAAGAAGAAGCAATTAGAAAAAAATTAATTGGAACTTTAGCTGATCAATTAGCTTTATCTATTGGATTGGAAAATTTTGAATATAGTATTAAAAAGGCAAATGATTCAATTGTCAATGCGGGAGCAATGTTTGGTGACTCATTAAGTGCATTTTCTTCGAGCGTGCCGAATGCTGATGTGTTAAGTTTATCAGCTCCTAATGCTGCCAATTCTCCTGATTTCAAAAAAGCTATGGATACAATTTCCAGTGTTGGTCCTATTGGCAAAGAATTAGCAGATAAATTTAATCAACTAAATGGAGTTATGCCAAAATTAAAAGTTGGTTTAGAAAAAAATACATTAAGAGTTGGAGCAAGCTCTAAAGAAATTGATAGTTTTATTCAATCTATTGGAATAGATGGCGGAACAGATGTTGGAAAAGCAATTAGAGAATCAATCGAAAAAGAAACAAAATCTTCTGAAATTACTCCAAGAGAAGGCGTTTCTAGTGGCGCTGAAATAGCAAAAAGAATTCAAGATAATATAGAAAACTATGCAAAGATTCTTCAAGAAGGTGGCGGAAGAATTTTAAAGGCAATGCAGGATCATGAGGCATCTATTACCAAGGCGTATGATGAAATTGCACAATCAAGAAAAAGACAGCTTGATATTGAACTAGAAGGTGCTGACAGTTTTCAAGAATTAGTAAAGAATGTTGCAAATGCTCAGGGTAAAATTCTAACATTAACAGAAAAAAATGCATTAAGAACTAATCGTCAAAATATGTTAGCTGGAAAATATGCTGGAAACCCAGAAGCAATTGGAAAAAGATTAAGAGATATTAGAACTAGTCTAGCTAAAGAAACAGATATAGGTAAAAAGGCTGGATTACTAGAAGAATCTACAAAATTAAAACAGTCGTTAAAAGAGTTATCAAATCAAAGTTCTAGAACTGCTGATACTCTATTTGAACTTGAAAAATTAAAAGCTCAAAGAGAAACTGCAAGAGATGCTACGAAAAGTTATTTATTTGGAACAAGAGAAGAAAAAGATAAACAAGAAGATATTATGGTTGCTCTTAGAGATGCCATGCAGAGTGGTGATATTGAATCTATTCCGGATGAATTAAAATCTGGTGTAAGTGGCTTGCTTGATCAATTTAAAGATGTTAAAGCATTTGGTGGAATGACAGGAAAAGAAGTTCAAAATCAACTTATGGCAAACAAGATGATGCAAATGGGGAATGTTGAAGGAGCAATGGCAATTGCTAATGATACTTCCGGTCCTGAGCAGCAAATGATTCAAGAGCTAGGAAATATCTATGCCCAAGAAGAAAAAGCTAGAAGAGCTATGCTTCTAGAAGAAATGTTACATCAGGATATGTTGAATCAATCTATTCAAATGAATACTCAATCGTTAAATAATTTAGTTAAAGAAACTCAAGAAAAAGCAGCAGAACTTAGACCGGCTGGTGGTCCACAAAATCTTGAAACTCCAGAAGCCTTACAAGCTCAAAAGAAAGCGGCAGAAGCAAGATTAACAAAAATAGATAGCGATATTGCAACGATAGATCAGAGCATTGAGAAGTTTCTTCAAAGAATTGATAATATGTTTCAACAAGTTAAAGATAAATTTGACGGAACAGAAAAAAAATCTACAGGTGGTTTAATCTATCGTGCTGGCGGCGGTTTTACTCCTCGTGGCACAGACACTGTTCCAGCCATGCTTACTCCCGGCGAATTTGTTGTAAATAAAAGAGCAGTTGATAAGTTTGGAGCTGGAAATTTACAAAAAATAAATGCTGGATATTATGCAAATGGTGGTAACATTGACCAGCTTGGTTTACCATCTAGAAGAAGTGGAAATATACGTTCTCGTCTTGATGAGGTAAGAAAGCAAATTGAACAAGGAGTATATAAAAATAAAGAAGGAAAAAATATTAATGATATTATGGATATGAGGGAATATAGAAAAGCAAAAGAACAAGCGATTAAGGAAGCAAAAGCAGAAGATCAAAAACAAGCTGATGAAATTGCAAAAAGAGGACGAGATCCTAAAATAGCTTATATGCAAAAAGCAGAAGAGTGGTTAAAGCAAAGATCAATAAATACTAGAAAAATGGAAGGATTTTTGAATCCTAAAAAAGTTCAATCTTCTGGAAGTAGTAAAGTAAGCGGTCCGATTGTTCAGCAAAAAACTATGATTTCTCAGTCTATGGCACAGCAGCAGCGTCAGTCAATGGCTACGACTCCGGCACAGCAAGCCAACGCAGCAGTCAATCCGGGTGCGGCTGGAGCTGGAGCAATGCCTCCTGATATGACAGGATTCGCCCAGAGTGTTGAATCACTTAATTCAATTGCTGCTACTTTTTCGTCTTTTACAGAAACGCTTGCTAATTTAGCTAATCAATTTGCAGGAATCACTGTTCAGCATACCATGACGGTTGATGGAAGTATAGCTGTAACTGGAGTTAATGGCCCAGAAATTGCTAAACAATTATCTGATGCTATTATTGGTCAAATTAGGACAGAAGTATTAAATCAAATTCAATTAAATAATAGGCAAGAGAAGAGATGAACAATAATAATCAAGGACTAAATTTAAATATATTCTCGTCTAATGGAAGTGGTCAGTTTGGGCATGTTCCTCTTAGAGTTCAGGCCGACAATTCTAATTACATACCACATGAAACTGCATGGGACACTAGTATATATGGACCAGATTTAATAAATTCATCAACTTTAAACGAGTTAAGTATTAATCTTACTGATTTTTCAGTAAATAAATATGATTATCATTACGGAAATAATAATGGTAAAAATTATATTAATTATGATTTACAATCAAATTGGTATGTTGATATGATTGATATGAAGGATGATATAGCAGTTATAGGAGTAAAAGATTGGACCAGTACAGAAAAATTTACTACTGAATATGATATTTCTGGAGTTTTGATTACTTCTGATAATTTATATAATGTAGATATATTGTCTGCAAGTCAATCTTCTCAATCATCATATACATTAACAGACTGGACTTTTGAAATTGACTCTCATCATCCTAATTATGGTAATGGTCAAGTAATAATAAATTACCAGAATAATTTAGGTCAACAGGCTTTAACTATTGATGTTCCTCATAATTATTATAATAATCAAATAGTTGTTTATTCAACAGCTCAACCTACTTATACTTTGACTGGAGATTATGATGAATTTAATGATCCTGTATCTGGTCCATCTAGTGGCACGGCTGTATATTATCCCGGAGGACTTGGCTGTGGCTCTGGAACTTATTTAAAAAATGATCAGTGCTATTATAATACCTTTTCTCCATTAGATGTTGGATTACAGCAAACTATAACTTATTTTAATATTAAAAATTTAGTAGATATTTTTCAAAAGCCAGAATTTTTAAATAATCATCAGGCTGATGATAATGATTCATTAAATACAGAAGAACTAGAGTCAAATACTCCTTTAGGTGGATACTGGTTATCTCAGGAATTTCCTGATTATAGTGATGTATTTTTAAAAATAAATTATACAAAATCATCTTCTTTTAATGATAATATAGTTATATTAAATTCTGATACAACAGAATATATTTATAAATTTGGTGGATTTTTATCTGTAAGTGATTATTTAGCAAGGTCTGAAAATTTAACTAGGTCATATTTACCATTTTCATCGAATACAATTCAATCTTTGCAAGATAGCGAAGGCTATAAATGGTATATTGTTTATAGGGAAACATCAGGAGACTATTTATTTGTTACATTAAGTAGTTACATAATTCCACAAACTGTAAACTCTGTAACGACTTTAAATAATACGCTTTCTGGTCAAGATTTAGCTGACCCAAATTCTCCTGATATTGTTCCTAGATATAAAAAAATATTTAATCAACCAAGCGATAACGGTAGCCTATTAGACCCATTAACATATGGTATCTTTTTAATTAAAAATAATTCTATATATTTTGATACAGTAGAAGTTATTAAAGTTGCTAATTATCCTTCTTGTGGAAAAGTTGATATATATACAAAAAAAATGGGAATAGTAACTGAAGCTAGTGGAAATACTATTACTTCGTCTGGACACAATCTATCTACTGGCGACAGAATAAAAATTAGTTGCGGTCTTGGATTTTCAGATATTAATGGTTTTAGATATATAAGTGGAATAAATCAAAATAAATTTGATATTTATTTTGATAGCTCATTTACTTCTCCAATGGATACATCTGGATTGTTAACAACTTCAGGGGTTCAGTGGACAGCGATTGGTGGCTCTGCATGGAAATATAATCATACTCTTTATTCTCCAAATGGAAAAAATGGATATGGCTTTATTCCCCAACTAAGAACAGTAGTCGAATCTGGAAGCGGACAAACACTACTTTCAAGAGCAGTGGAAACTAACAAGTATGAACCATCTTCTTCTTTGCAAACGCTTCAGTCTCGCTTAAATAGCTGGATTTCTTGGACAAACTTTTATCCTTATCAAAGAATTGCTAGTAATCCGAATGCGCTAACAACATTAGATAACGGAAATAAATTCGGATCTGATTGTCGTATAAAAAAATTAAATAATAATGAATACATTCTTATGGTCTCAGAACCGGGAGCAGAAGTTTCTTTCAAAATATTTGAAGATTATATAATACAACAACAAACAAATCAAAATCCTCAAGAAATTTTTCCAATCCCTGAAAATCAATTTGCTATACCAACATTTTTACCCTATGGAAAAGTTCATTTTTATAAAATTACAAAATCTCCATATAATATTGAATATTTAAACTCTACAGGAGTTTCAAATAATCCTTGGTCTTCGTATGAACTAACAAATCAAACTCATAAGCTAGAAGGCAATATTTCAAATTCTCCAATAGATGTAATAACTGTAAAAAATATATTTAATAATCCATCTGATAATTATTGGCTTGGCGCTAGATACTATTCTTGGAATAAAAATTATAGTTATGATCCTGTGTATGGAATAGAAATGCCTGAACAAAATCTATATATAAATGAATATGGATTTGTTGATTCTTTTGGCAAAAGTGCAGTATTTAATATTATAGATAGTGGAATATATTGCACCGCATCTACGAATGTTAAGAGTGCTGGATTTACTAATAATTCAAGAATGAATTATGTCGATGCAACATCAAAAGTTTTTAAATATGATTTGCAGACAAACGCTTTTTCAAACATGAGTGGAATTGTTAATCAGACAACATATACTTCAACTAAAGCAAATGATCAAATAAAAGAACTTCAAAATTATGGCTTGAGTTTAGATTCTACGGAAGATAAAGTATTTATTGGGTGGTCTGCAACATATAGAGGCCAAGAGCAGTTGTATATTTATGATGTATCTGGTATAAATTATAATTTATCTCAAACGATAACTTCAGTTGGAAATAGTGGATTTGGAAATTATTTTGCTGTAGAAAATGATTTTATTGTTATAGACTCTTTGTCAAAAATTGACGATAGTGGAAATACAACAAAAACAATAAGTTATATAAATGTATATGAATTTGATCATAGAATTAATAAATATTATTATTCACATAGAATATCTCCAACAATTGATATTGGAAATTATAATAATATAAATCAAAATTTGTATACTCCAACTTCTAATTTATCATATGATGGAACAACTAATAGTAGTGTAACTTATTTAATTGATTTATATGGTAAATACGATATTTATAATGATGCTCTTGTGTTACGTGATTATTATGAATATGCATTTTTTACATATGATGGAATTTCCAAAAAATTCAAATGTAGAAATCATCATAAAATTTTAAATAGTAATAATACTTCAAACTTAGGAATATTAAGAATACAACCTTCAGACTCTTCATTTGCCGGATCTTCTGATGGTAGATTTATTACTTCACTAGATGTCCTTGATGGTTTTGATGGAGTTTCAAATACAAGAATTATTTCAACTTCATATCAAGATAGAAAATTTTTACCATTAAGTATAAAAACTCTTGAGGGATCGCCTAATAATTCTGGATTATATTTTAGAATAAGTGCATTTAGTGAATATGATCCAAAGCCAACTGGTGTAGATTTATTTATAAAGCAAATTGATCTTTATAATTCTGGACTTAATCTATTTGCTAAACAAATTGATACAACTACTGGAAATTTAAGTTTATTTATAAGTGATCAAAAAGCAGAAGATAGTTTAACATTAGTTATAAGTCCAATATTTAGTGGATATTTCCCGCTAACAGTAAAAACTTTTTCAAACTTTAAAATGGACGAAGATGGAAATATAGTTGAAACGAATGACTCTTTTGCTACCATCACAACTCAAGATAACTTTACTAGCCTATCTCTTATGATTGATAATCATCACACAGGAGTTCCAAATTCTTCTGGATCGTTTAATTTAAGTCTAAAAACTCGCCCCTATGATGACTATGGACAAGGAATGAATATGACTATAAATTATCCATTTCCTGAAAATAGCGGCGTATTAGATTTATTTGTTAATAATCCTAGTGGATTTTCTTTTAGTCAAATATCTCTTTCTATGCTTGGATCAGACATACTACATGGGGTAGAAAATTCTGGTTCAATGAATTTATTTATTAAAAGAATTATAGAAGCCGGTATGCCATTAACTGTGTATAATACTTATAGTTCAGGAGGTTTGGATCTTTTTACAAAGGGCGCATACTTAGCAAGTAGTGGAATTAATTTGTATACCTCTGGAGAAGTATATCCAACGGAAAATAATTCTTCAATACCAATCTACGTTCGTGGGACAAGATTATGACAAGTAGTGATAAAGTTAGTATTTTATTTGCCGGACAAGAGTTAATATTGGAATATGGATTTGCGTCTGCAATTTCTAAAGACTTTAATAGACTTGACGATGGAACAATTGTAAGCGAAAAGCATTCCATTACCATTAGAGGCGCATTTACCGCTATTGGAAATACCCCAGAAGATAGATATGAAGATTTGTTACAAAAATCAGTAGAATATGCTGATTTTAAAGGCTCGCAGCTTGTAGATAGACTAGTTAGTTTACAATCTGGTCCTCTTCAAATATATAAGATGACTCTTGTAAATGGAAATTATCAAACAGTCGGACAGCCACTAGTATCTTATAACTTTGCTCAGTTAATGAGTGTATCCGTTGGAGAGCCTCCTGAAGATACAGCGGGGATTCATTATCAAGAAGTTACATTCAACTTTGAGTCGATTACACCTCCCACTGATAATATTGCAACTAAGTATCGTTTAAAAACTGCGAGTGAGCAATTTGAAGTTAAAAAAGAAGAAGACAAAATGTCTTATTTTGTTATGGGCACAGATGCTAATGGTATTATAAGATATTTAGCAGATGATCCTTATTACTCATATAGTATAACTCATACACTTTCTGCACAGGGTCAGACAATGTTTTATAATCAATCAGCAACTGATTATAATACTACTTTAGGTTATACTACTCCATCTCCTGCTCCAAGTCCCAGCAATTTTCAAACTAATCAAAAGTATGAAGCGTTTTATGAAGCATACAAATATGTAAATGATAAAAAGAAGGATAGTTTGATTAATGTAATGATTAATCTTGATCCCCTTGGACGCCCTTTTGTTGGAAGTAATGCTTTTTATCCTGTAGGATGGGATGTTAGCAACTCTGTTTCAGGTACTGCTGCTTCAACTATAAACGGGTGGAATGGCACGACTAATTCTCTTGGAGAAAGAGTTGGCGCTAGTGGAATGGTTAGTAATCTTTTTTGGGATTCTGTAAGCGGACAGCAACATGCTGCCGGAATGCACGGTTCAGGAAAATATGGAGAATATAATGTTATTCGCTCATCCAATATTGATATTATTGGTGGGTCATATTCTATTACAACTAATTATTTTTATTCTAGAAATCCTGCAACTATTGAAATAAATGGATCTTTTGAAAAGGGTGAAGATGGAGATGACATTGTAAGAGTAGAAGGTACAATTCAAGGATTAGACTCTTTGGGTGTAAATTCAGATAGACAAAATAAATTTAAGAATGCACAAATTTTATTTAAAAAATTAATATCTAGTGGTGTTATTGATCAATCAACATCAAATCCTACTATTCAGTCAACTACTACAGATAGAATTAATGATCCAGAGTCTTACTCCTCTGTGCAACCAATTTATCCAAGTTCTATTTATGGAACTGGAAGTGGAAATGTAATCACTAGTCAATTAACAGGAATATTAAAAGATCCCGGAAAAGAACTATCTACCTCTCCATACTCTACAACAAATATCATTAAACCGTGGGCATATGGAACTATAGTTTATGCTTTTGCTGATGAAATTTTTAGAAATAATCAATATGCTAGTTATTATGCTGTTGACAATGTTCTTGACTGGAAACCAATAACAACATCTATTACTGAAAATAAAATAGCAGGATCTATACAATTTAGTGCAACATATAAAGGTATTGCTGAGACTGTTCGATCACTGAGATCATCTTTTGGAGCTTTAAGCGTAAGTGTCAACCAATCTCAGGAAAATTTTGTTACTGCTGGTTCTTCAAATCCAACAATATATAGAACAAAGCATGTTATTCCAGTTATGATTCTTGGAAGAGATAAAGGGCCAATAATTCAGGATATGAATACAACAAAAGAATCAAAAAGAACAATTCAAATAGAAGCTATTTATGGGGCTGAACATAGACACCCTAATTCTCCAGTTGTTTCAAATGCTCTTGAAGCAGCTATGAAATTTATACCAAGTGGGACATTTAATGCCGGATTAAAAACACAGGCTTATTTAACGGATTTAAATTATTCGTGGGATTGGCCTGCGGGAAAATTATCAATTACAGCAGGATGGATATTTACTAAGCCATGATAAAAAAACCAATAAAATTCTTAGGTGCGTATGTTACAGATGTAAATATAAGTGCTGGATGGAATGGAGAAAATACTTCTTGTTCTATTACTCTTGTAGAAGAAGAAGACGATCCTTCTCGTCCGGGCAAAAAAATAGATGATGTATATTTTCAGCCTCCTGAAATTGGCACTTGTTGCATGTTAAAAATTATAGATGACGATACTAATCAAACTTTTAAATATGCTGGAATTGTACAAAGATATAGTTATGTTGAAGATGTTTCTTCTGGAAGAAAATGGGAGGTAGAGCTTAATTCTCCTTCTTCATTTTTAGATGGAGTTTTTCTTATTCTTGGATCTTTTATTGGTACAATTTATGTTGATGATAATGATATTATTAATCCAAGTGCAAAACCTGTTATTCAATATAACTCATCTATTAATTATGAATTTTACAATATTTCAAAATCTGCTTTTGAAGATAAAAACTGGTATACGCCAGTTAACATGATTAATTTGTATGCATATAAAGAAAATATAGGAAAAGGCGGAAAATTTGGTGGAGCAGATCGAAATTCATTAGGTTATCCTATATCAACTTTTGTCAAAGATTTTACTGATTGTTGTAAAAAAGGCGTTTTTGGTGGAAATTTATTTTTTGGTGGAACAGAATATGAGTTTGACATTTCTGATCTTTCGACTGCTATAAAAGAATTGAATGACTATAGAATTAAAAGCACATTTGTTGATTTTAATTCTTTTTTAAGAGATATTTCAGAAATTACAATGTATGATTATTACATTTATATTGATGAAGATAAAACTAAAGGATATATAGCTGATGATCTAGGAGTTATGAAAAAAGCTGCGTTAAAATTAAAAATGTTGCCAAGAAAAAAACCATCAGATTCAGATCAAGTAAAAAAAATTATAACTAATTTGTTAAAAGTTCCTGATGAGTCAAAAAATATAAAATCATATAGAATTGGAAAAGAACTAACTACTGAATTAGTTTCTCAAAAAGTTATTATTGGAGATAATGCTACTAGACATTGGTTTGCAAATCAAGGTCATATGTTGCCAATTTGGGGTAAAAAGGGAGCTGGAATTAATACAATTTATTATCATGGAACTGGAATGAATCAATATTTAGATTTTTTCAGTCCAATTAGAGTTGTTATTGATGCATTAGATATGACTGGACAAAGAAATTCATTTGTTAAAGAGGGTGACTTTCTGTGGTTTGATACAAATTTACTTGAAATGCGATGTGCTATATCGAGTAGACAAACTTGGGATATGTATCATAAATTAATGATGGCAGCACCTACTGATTTACAATTAAAATTGAATTATTATACTCCATTAAAAACTATTTCTGGATTTGATAATTTTTCTTTAAAAGACATTCGAGATGTTTTTAAAGGAAATAAAACAACTCACGATTTAATGGATACAAGTTTAGATAGCGCAGAATTATATGCGTCATATATGTTTGGAACAAAAGACGCACAAAAAGATATAATGCAAAGAACTTTAAATACAAGATATAATGGAATAAAAAAAATAGCCGATGATTTTTATGGAAAAGAATTTTTAGTTGCTGTTCCTTCAGAGCCGGGAGGCATTGAAAATAATTTTAGATGGATTGAGCTTGACCAAGAACCGGAATACGCTTGGGAGCTTGATAATTCTGCATGGGCAGGAAATGATATTACAAAATATATTACTGACACTTCGTTTTATGATGGTGGAGCCGGAAGATTAAAATGCACTGTTGCCTACCCTTTATATAGTTATGATCCTATTTGGGGTGGCATATTAGCTGATTATTCAGATTTAAATAGCCAATATACAATTATCGATTATTTAGATAATGCAAATCAAACAAAAAAAGGTATACTAGGAGCTGCAACAGTTGATACCGCTTGGGGAATTAGATATGTTGACGTTACAAAACTATATCAAGAAATTGCAGGACAAAAATTTCCAGTAACTTCTCCATCAGGCCAGTTAATGACTGATAGTGCCGGAAATAAAGTTTTAAATAAAATTTATGGATTTTGTAAAGTTACTGTTCCATCTGTTGAAATATATGATCAATATACAACAGAAGTAAATGCATTTGGAGTTCTTGCCAAACTTATTTTCCAAGACGATAGTGAAATTGGAAAATCGACAAAAGTAGGTTATCAAAATATGTTTGGCTCAGAAAATATTCTTGATGGATCTATCGCTCCTGCAAAAATGCCGCCTGTTTTAATTTCTGTTCCTCAAAAAAGTACAAGATATGTCTGGGGGCCGTGGTGGGCATTTAGTGGATGGGATAGTAGTTCAGAAATTAATGCAAAAGAAGGTAGAAAAGGTAAAGTTAATATTAGTGCAGACACTAGTTTAAAACCAGAAACTTTTGGTTCCACAGATGATATGAATATTTTTGCTTCACAAATGGCTCAAGCGGAATTAACAAGTATTCATGCACTAGAAACAGGATATATAGAATTTTCAGAAACTCCAAAATGGAATATATCAGATAAAATTTTTGATACTGGACCATATATAACAACTATCTCTATTAGCATTTCTTCAGAGGAAATAAAAACTACATATAATTTTACAACTTGGACAAAAAAACGAGGCGAACTTGCAAGATATAATATTGAAAGAATAATTACTTCTCAAAAAGAAAAATTTAAAATAGATACAGAAATAAGAAATTCTATCAGAAGAGCTTTTCTTCCTCCTGTAAATAAATCTTTTTTTAGTTTTATGGAAAAACAAAAAATTAATTCTATCAATAGAAGTTCGGCGCAAGGCATTTGGGCAAACTGGAATAATTCACTCTGGAGAACAATTAATCAGATTAAACCGCAATCACCTTCAGACTATGGAGCTATTAACGCACACTCTTCTGCTTCACAACCTGCAATGAAGGCTCTAGGATTTAGTCCTGAAGAAAGTTTTGGAGTATCGTATGAACAAATTTATAGCCCTGCTTATGTATGGAATCAAAGATATCCTATAGAACATAAGGCTTTATTTAACTCCGGGCTATTTGAAGTAAGAGGAAAGGAAAGCTCAGGCACAACAATGGGAGGAATTTTTTATGGTTAATTTTCAGTCAGGATATAGACAAGTTCTTTGGAATGCAAAACAGATTTCAGAAGTTCCGCAAAATATATCGGTTGATCCAACTTTGATGTATCCTTCAACTCAAGGACCAATAGATCAAACAGCTAAATGTTCAGGAGTATTTTTTAAATTTAATGTTTCTCCAACTTCTTTTGATCTTGATCCATATTTCTTTTTTGATAAAAATGATTATTCTATAACTGCAAGGGCGGGATTAACAAAAGATTTTAATCATAAAAAATTTCCAGTTGCTAGCGGAAGTCATAGCGTGCAACCTATGGTTTGGAAGGGACCATTTTATTTATCAGGGTGGGGATATGATGTCTGTGGACTTCCAATGCCATCTGGATCAAATGGTAGAGTATTTAATTTAGAAACTCCCGTTGATCGATCAAAATGGAAAACTGGGCCAGTTGATTTAAGATGGGATGACAATAGAAAAGTTTGGACCGGTGGCACAGAAATTATAGAAGGTAGAATGGTTAGTAATTTATCTGCTGGTGATTTTTCGTCTCCTTCAGTTGGTTCTGGACAAATATACAGAGGTAAAAATCTTCAGTATTCTACTTTTACATTAGTTAGAAATAATTCAGGAGTAGTAAAGCCAAATCCATATGGAGAAATGGTAAAAGACGGTCCATCTAGTTTAAATGTTAAAGAAGTAGTTCAACTTACAAATAGAAATAATAGTTTTTCTTTACAGTCTGGTGATTATTTTTTAGCTGCTAATATTAATTATGAATGGAGACCAATCGGAGGAGGTGCGGCAGGAGGAGGAACAGTATCTAGCAGCGGAAATAATGAGTTCCTTATGATTCTTGGACCCTATAGTCAGTATAGCGGATGTTGCAATATATCAAAGCCTCCTGTTACAGATGCTGGCTGTACAGAAGAAAATTTTTGTGCAAATCAATATGCATGGGCCTCTTATAAGGTTTGTGGCTATAAATATTATAAGGTTCGAACATATTGTAGCTATGGAGCTTGGGCAAGTGAACTTAACTCTGAACTTGGAGAATGCGGTAGTGCTGGAAAATTTAGATTTTATCCGGCTATATTTGCTGGAAGCAGAGGACTACCCGATGATCCAACTGAAGAGTGCCCAGCAGGAGTTAGATTTATAAACTATCATGGAAAAGGAGATAGAGGATGTTCTTGTGCTGATTTGCCACCATTAGATGAGCTTAAATGTATAAGAATCAAACAAAAATTTATACCAAGACCTGATTTCGGAGAAAATGATGAAAACTTACCACCGGGATGCGAATATTTGGTAAAATTTATGGATGAAGGTGGTTGGTGGGAAAATGAGACATCTTGGGAAGATGCTTGTTTATTTGCAGGAGGTACATGTCTTTTTCAAGGGGGCTTATTTAATACTAATATAAATATTAGACAATATGGAGAAGAGGATAAAGAGTGCTTTTCTGGGCCTAATATATTTGATCCATGTAATCCTTGCTCTGGGTTTTTAAAAGTTGAAGCTGGAATTAATGCTAATGATAAAATAGCAGGGTGTGGAGGATTCACATATGGAAATATGAATGTGTCAATACAAGATATAATTGACATTGCTACAGGATGTCCAGTTAAAGAATATCAACCTACAATATCGTGCCAATCATGTGGAATAAATGTATTTGATAAAATATACTTATCATGTTGTGATAATAATAGACTTGGGAGTTGTGGATAATGAATATTAAATATATAGATAGAGAATATATTATAGGTGCATTGGCAAAAGATGATTTTTATGTTATTTTGCCAGAATTTAATTTTATGTTAAACTATAAAGATCAAATGAAAAAAATTGCAAACAACGAAGTTGGATGTTCACAATGCACTGAGAATAATGTAATTTTGCCAGCAATTGCAAATTTTGTTTCATATTTAATTTTGCGATATAATGAACAAAATGAGGATTTTTTTAATAGATTAAAATCATTCACGGTACATCATTATCTTCACACAGATTGCGAGCTACGATTTGCTTTTCAACAATCTGAAAACGAAGAAATTAAGGAAATTATCATATGAAAGAAGTATTTAATCTTACTTCGTCATTATTTAATCATGCTGCAAATAAATTTAAAAAAGCTGACGAAATAATTAAAAATGAAAGACTTAGCATTTGTTATAATTGTGATAAATTCGAAAATTCAAAATGTAAAGAGTGTGGATGTTATTTAGAAATAAAAGCCTCTTGGGATTCTGAAAAATGCCCCTTGAATAAGTGGTAATGTGTATAATATAATGATATATCATTCTTTCCTACGTAGGAGGTTTAAATGGCATCGATTTACTTTTCGGTTTTAGATTCTAGCTCTGGAGTTATTGGGCTAGGAGGTTCAGGTCTTGGATTTTATGGATCAACTTGGGGGTCAAGTGTTTCAACATTAAAATACCAAGATAGTACTTATATTACAGATTCTAATGGAACAACAAATGGTGGCGAAGCAAGAAATGTAAAATATCTTGGAACCGTTGCTGGACCAAATGCTTCTGGATGTATTGTTGGAATATCTCCAACTTCAGGAACAATTGCTACTGCAAACAGCTCTCAGGCAACTCTTTTAATTAATTTTTCTCATACTTCTGCTGTAAAAGTTCAAAATGCTCAGTTAAGAATTTTTGATAGAGTTAATATTAACTCTCCTGCAACTGGAGTCATTACTAAGGTTGCAGAAATTGTTAATTTTGACAATAAAGCATATGCTACTTGGGTTAGCAATTTTGGCTCTCCAGTTGTTGGTGCAAACTCGTGTTTTGGTGATGCTTTTTGGTGGGGATCACCTTGGCCAAGCGGCTCAGTATATGGTGCAAATAAATCTATTCGTCCATACTATCAGAACTCAGTTGGTGTAAAATTTTATAATTATACTGACTATCATTATAATAATGGTTCAGGAAATCCCGATTCTGCTATTTCCGCATTAGTAATTCCGGGTTTTGATACAGTTGGTGGAAGTGGATTAATTGTTCCTCTTCTCGACTCTCCCGGAAGTGGTGGAAAAGGTCTTGATACTGGTGTTTTAACATCAGCAGTTCCAAAGTATAGTCAATATATTGACTCAGCTCAACAGGCAAGTTTACTTGGCACAACTTTAGGGCCATATAATTCAGGAACATATTTAGCAAATTCTTATGGTGGAACTGGATATGATACTCTTCATACTTGGAGAGTTGCTTTATCTGCTTCTCCGTTGAGTATTGGTAGTAAAACAAACTATGGTCTTTATGTTAGCTTAGAATATCTATAATATCGAGAGAATAGCTGGTGGCCTTTTTGCCGTTTCGAGTCACGACTCATTCTCGTAATATAACCGAATACGAACGGCGGTAGGTTATATCGATATAAAAAAAGCCCCGTTTTACCGGGGCTTTTTTGTTTATATTTCTTTATTATTTTCTTTATCCCATCGCATCCAGCCGCTATCTGGCAACCAGTTATCATCCTTATCTTTGCGTTTTGGAAATAGTCCTCCGCCTTTTTTATTTTGGCCAAAAGCTAACTTAGCTCTACACTTTAGATTTTTACACTGGAATTCATAGTAATCGTTGTCATCAACTGTTCTGACAACAAATCTAATATCTGGACACTGACATTTGCCACACTTTTGAACTCCAAAAACTTCTTCCAAATCAGCAATTTGAGAAAATACATCTTTATGAGTATCGCCAGTTGCGGCAATAGAAATTCCATTTGGACCTTTTGTGATTGTAAAACTCATTACTACCCTTTCAATATATTTGTAGGAATTGGTGTTTTATTATTCTGATAATCATTTAGTAAGCCAATCATGGTGATCGCTGTTTTTTTACGAACATCTTCTAGCTTGCTATATGTCTTACCTTCTTCATAACTGTTGATAAATTTCATAATATCAATTCCCAAGATATTACATCGACTCTCGACAGCTTTGATTTGTGCGCCGCTAATAGGATCTTGCTCCTGATAAGAGCCATCTGTTGGAACACTCTTTATAACGGCTTTAACGGCCTCTCCTACGTTCTTATTGCGAGTAAGCTCTTCTGCTGCCACACATCGCACCTTGAGCAATTTACGCAAGCAGCGGCCTTCTGCACGGGTGACAGCAGTTGCCGCAGGATAAGCAAGGAAAAGATCGTCGCAGTTAAGAGAAAATACTTCTGCAACATCGCCATATTTTTTAAGTTGCCCTGTTTCAAAATCTCTAATAGTAACTTCATAAATACAAGTTACTCGCCCCGGATTGCTTCCGGTAGAATCAGGAGAAACAATAAGATTAGTTGGTTTGCTCTCTACAATATTTCCAATTAGCAATTCCACAACTCTTCTTAGTCCATAACAATTTGGATACTTTTCTCCGTTTATTTCTACAAGTTCATAGTCAGTGAACTTAGACATAACATAGTCATGCCATTCAGGAGATAGTTGGTCTGGTTCATTCGGATCTTTGACTATTTCAACTTTTTCTATTGAAGACAAATCAAAAATATCATTATCTTTTTCTGTACTACCAAAGAAATCTTCTTTTTCTTCAAACATCATCCATCTCCAATTCTATTAGTCTATTTTGCAAATCTGGAAATTTATTTTTAATTTTGTTTAGTTCACCCAAAATAAGAGAAAAGAGCTTTTTATTGATTGTGCGAGAATTGTGCTTATGCAAATATTTTATTCTTAGAACACATATTCCTCTTGAAATTAATGCACCATTTTTTATGGAATCATATTTTATATTACGGTTCAAGTTTTTTTCTCCGTATATGGGGAAAAAATGCTGAGGGCCATCTATTTCAATAGCCACCATCATTGACGGAATATATAAATCAATTTCATACTTTTCTCCGGGAATAAGACCCGTCTTATGCATTATAACATCATAACCCGCTTTTGTCAACTCTCTATAAAGATATTTTTCAGCCTTTGAACCTTCTACACTTGCCTTTTTAAGAGCCTCTCCAGCTTTTTGCTGTCTATAATCTTTTTCTTGCTCTGTTTGAGATTCCCATCTATCTTTAGCATTTTTTCTAAACGCTTCCAAATCTTCTTCTGACATCTCTTTCCATTTTTTTGATCTTTTGGCTGCAATATTGCTTTTTTCTTCTTCACTTCTTTTCTTACCAAGCATAGGTGGTTTTATTTTACCTTGATCAACAGCTATTTTACCAGCTTCTCTTTTTGATCTTAGTTCCTTGCCCGCTTTTTTTAGTATTCGAGCTATCTTGTTTGGATATGTATTTAGAGCTGAAGCGATTTCTCTTATGCTATTATTCTCGTCATACATATCGCATATTTTTTTTATATCAAACATTTTAATAACTCATCCGAATTTTTAGCAATTAAAATATCATCTCTGCCTGTAAAATTTTTAACGATTTCTTTATGGTCTTCGCTTCGTACTACTAATTTAAATTTTTTCATTAGGTTTATACAAACAGGATAATTTATAGAATTATATAACCAAGGCAAGTCCCATAACACTAGCCAGTTTTCTGTATTAGCATTGTTGTTGAAAAGAACCTGAGCAGAGTCTAATCCAAAAGCAACTGCTTTTCCTTTAAAGTTGGAAATCCCTGTAATGTTCATGCATAAACAAGGAGGCGGTAACACTTGATTTAATACATTTTGAAAAAATATTTGTGGAATATACTTATTACTCCCCAAAGAAATCTTGTTTACTAAATTGAAAATTTCGCAAGTTTGTTCCGAGTTTGCAAGATTATTTACAATAAATCCAATATTCATAGAAGCTCCTTCATTTTATATAAAATTATTTTTGATTCTTTATCAAGCCCTAAAATGTTTAAAATATTTGCTACGAAATGAAAATTTGTCTTTTCTTCAATAACTTTTTCTTTTAATTCTTTTACTTCTTTTTGCTTATCAGTGTACAGAGTATCGATAGTGAACTCTTCGGGTTTAATTGGATAGCAATCACATAGTAATGAATTATACGTATTGCTATTTAAAGAAATGCTATATTTTGATGATTTATAAATATTTTTGTTGACTGGCTCTGGTACTATTCCGCAATATCTTTTATTATAGATTAGTTGATTTGAAAAAATTCTAAATACTAGTGAATCGGGGATTTCTAAGTTTTCTAAGAAATCTTTTATACCATTTTCAATTGAAACTAGGTCAGATTTATATTCTTCTATAAAAGATGGGTTACTATATAAATATAAATCGCCATGTCCCGAATCGATAATCCATTCGTATAGATTTCCAAATCTTTCTTTAAATTCCGCTTTTTTAGGATGTTCAGTTCCTTCTTTTTGGATTACACAAACTCTTAAGTGCGGCCTTTCTTCAAGAGCTTTATACGTTGTATTATTTAAAAGATCTGGATCGGCTAAATAAATATCTGGCTCATACGAATCAAATGTATCAAAGGTTGACATGATCTGACTATTATGTTGAGACGCTGAAAATCCAGAAAATACAACTGGAGTTGCATATGATATTAAAGTTTTATCTACTAACAATTTCATTGGCTAATGTCCTTTAAATTATCTATTTCTTTTATGAACCCGTTTCCTATATCAAAACACTTAAAAGATCCACCATTCTCTAAAATCTTATTTAATATTTCAAATGTTAGCAAATATTTAGTGTTGAAGTCTTGTTTACTTAATAGCTTTTTAAAAATATTAAGCTCGTTTGTTCCTAGATATGCTATTTGACACCATTTTGTTGGCAAATTATAAGATAGCACAGTTGCATAACCATTAACAATAGTTACTCCCACTTCTTTTTCTTCAAATTTATTTCGACTATCAGTAAGTATGAAAGAATTTTCCATTGTTACATAATTAAAAATTTCAGTGGATATAACTAGATCACCATGAATAAATATCATATTTTCTAATAAAGAGTTGTTAACAGCTAATTTTAAACTTTCGCCGCTATTAGTATCTTGATATATTTGATTTTCAATTATCCTTGCTCTTTTATTATTTTTTTTTATTATCCTGTTAATATCATATCCACCAACAATACTTAATTCAGCTTTAGGAAAAACTTCTGATAAAACATCTATTTGATTATCTAAAATGATTTTTCCATCATATTTTAATAGACATCTTGGCTCATAAGATTTTGTCCTTGCTCCTATTCCAGCGGCAAGAACACATATTTGCAAATCAGAGAAGTTCTTCCCCTTAATTTTTCTTATATGCTTATTCATAGTAAATACAATGCTTCTGGAATATTTCTTATAATTGATTTTGAATATGCTTTTGATATAATTTCTGGAGCGTGAAAAAACTTGGGTGTAGCATCTAGAATTTCTTTCTTAAAAGCTAACTCTTGAACATTATTAAGATTGCTATTAAAAGGATGCATTGATTCCAGATATGTTCTTCTGCCATTTATATAAAAATCAGTATAAACAGCTCCAGTAATATTATCAAATAAATCTAATACTCTTTCAATATATTCTTTTTTATAAACTGTTTTATGGCCCATTGTAAAAAATATATCTGTCTCATTTTTAATATAGTCATAGCAGTCCGCAATAGGATTTTTTGATAATATACTAATCATATTAATTTCAAAATCATTTTTCTTTGAAAGCACAAAATCTTTGTTGTGTTCTTCTGTATAAAAAGACCCATCACAACAGCTTTTAAAAAACGAAGTTACTACTGCTTTTACTTTATCTGAGCTAGATTCATTTAGTGCAATACAAAAATTATCAGGCTTTTTATTACTTTCTAATACGCTTAGTATAGAAGCGGCAATATTTTCTTGATCATTAACTGCTAGAATTACTGTAGACTTCATATAAATCCTTCCAATTCTTTTTCATTTGTGGTGATGTTTCCATAATTTTTTCAATAAAAGTTTTTTCTACTACTGTTTCATCATCTAGGATAGATGGATAGTTGCCCTTTAAATATTTAAAAATCATGTTAAAAAATGCAAATCCATTTATAGAATCGCAATCATGGGTTACTAGACCTAATGAATTAAAATCATTTACATATCCATTTAACACGTTTAATAGATTTGTATCTAGTTCTTTTCCAGCAATATTTACAAAAGTCCATCCGTTTTTATAGCTGTTCATGAATTGATCAAGTCTATAAATATCTCCCGCTATTTTTTCATAGTTTGAAATAATATTATATGGAATTTGACAATTAACTAATTGGTCGTTTATTTCGTTTCCAATTTCTGGAAAGTCATTACTTATTCCTATCCACATTGGCTTTAGTTTTACAACTGCTTTTATATTTTCTTTTAAGATATCTAGATTATCTTTATCGTCAAGTATAAAAATATATCCAAACTTAATAAAAATCTCATCTTCTGTTTTATTTTTATACTGACAAACTTTCTGTAAATCAAAAAATTTATTAGTTTCGTTAAAAGCGTGTGGTATTTTTTTTAGTTTATCTAAATTGCAACCGACTTGATTTTCGTTTTGCATTTTAGCATTGCAGCAGTTTTCGCAAGAAAATATATTTATATTCATAGTGATTTCTGATATGTAAGTCTAAATTCCAAGTTGTCTATATTAATAGATAAAAGTTGAATGTTGTTAAAATTTTTCATTACATCGGAAATTAATTCATAAGTTATAAATGACTTAAATCCCCCAAAACTTTCAACCATTTTATTCAATTCAAACAAATTATTTTGTTTTCTATGAGCAAATACAAGAAGATCAAAATCCAAATCATTAATAATAATTTCGCCCTTATTTCTGAGCTTACTAACTATTAAATTTAAAACTGGTGGGATTTCACTAATTGCCAGACCTTTTAAAACCCCATCTAGTATAATAGAAGTGCATTCAGAATCATCAGCGATATACTTGAGCATTTCAACTTCTGTTAAGTTTTTATATTCTGGCGAGTCAACCGATCTGTTTCCAATATAAACTTTCATATAATTCCTCTGGTAATTTCTGTATTTGTAAAATGAAATTGTTTAGCACGCATAGTGCATATTTCTTTAAGCGAGTTAAATTCTTTCGGATTGGCTTGTAGCTCATAAACTTGTCTTAGTTTTTTTTGTAAGTCCATTATATCAATTTCAAGCCAGAAATCATCCGATGTATATAAAAAGTCGAATGTATCATTTGCGCCATAACAAGGAGTAACTCTGGAATCAACAAAAAATCCTGAACTATCAAAATCTTCTATTCCGATTCCTTTTGTATAAATAGGAGGAATTCCAAATGTCATTGCTTCAAGTGCGGGATAGCACCACGCTTCTCCATAGCTTGGCATAACAAACGCATGACAGTTTTTGATGACCCCGAATAAATCAGCTTCGCTCATATATCCGGTTGCCACTATTTCACTCTTGTACTTGCCTCTTTTTTTCATTCTTGTTTTTACAGCATTGCAAAAATCAATTACCTGATTTGGATTTTTTGATGTTTTTATAAATACATTTACAGGCTCAATAAAATCAAATTCATTATGAAACGCAAATAAAAGAGCTTCTAAATTTTTTCTTTTAGTGAATTCCCCGTTAAAAACAAAATTAAAAGTGCCGCTAAGTTCTTTTTGTGTTTTGCTATTTTGAGCCACTTCCAAAGTTTTATAAAAATTAAAAGTATGTGGAAAAACTTTAATTTTATCGTTTTCAATTCCAGAATTAATAAGACACCGTTTAGATGCGTTATTTGGAACCCAAATCTCATCCATCATGCTAATTTTTTTAAGCCAAGGAACAGATGATAAAGTCAGAGTCTCCAAAGAAACAAAACCAATATTTTTTACAGATGAATCATATCTATAATCAGTAGGCAATAAGTGATAAACTACAGCATCATATTTATCAGATTTTTTTTCTGTTAAATTTTGAATTTCAGGCTCTAGCATAACTGACATTTGATTATATTTAAATTCTTCGCAATATATATCATGTCCAGCAGAGGCAAGAGCAAGAGCATTATATGTAGCAGCTTTTGCCCACCCTGTGCCATCATTAAAATTTCCAATATATTTTATCTTCATTTGCTAATCCTTTGAACTCTTACTTTTTCCCATTCATTAATAGAATTTCTCATGTTCAAACAATTTTCAAAAGCCTTTTGAATGTTAAACTCTTCAAATCTTTTCTCCATATCTGGATGAGAATACTCGTTATAATAATAACCCGGTATAATAGACGACATTGTTGATCTATAAATCAGATCTTTACACATTCGCTTCCATATGCTTTTATTTAAAAGTTCTGGTTTTCCAAGTACATTCATAAATAGCCAATTTACTTGATCGGCAATTGAAATATTTTTTACTTGCTCAGGAACTTCTCTTGCTGGATTAAAAAATCTAGGAGGAGAAAGCCAAGTTGTCTTAGGATCTTTTAATGGAGCTGCTAAGAAATACTTCAACCATTTATTTGCAGTAAAATCCCAATCGTAAATATTTTTTGAATTAACATAGCACTTATTTGCTATATAATTTCTCTTAGCTGTATCTACTGATAAATCACGAATTATATTAGCTAAAGATTGATTATCAGGCACTGCTCTCATGCATCCTGTTTCTAGCTCTTTATAAAATCCGATTGGCTTAATTCCAATTCCTTCGATATTATCAATAAGAGACTGCATAGCAGAGTAGTGAACAGAGACTATTGGAAGCCCCGCATGAGCTGCTTCAAGTTGGGGCATTCCCCAACCTTCGCTATTTGCCCATTGAATATATACATCAAAAAGATTGTAAACTTTATTAAGATCGCTTTCTTCAATTTTATTTTGAATTCCGACTGGGCATGAAGCATATGCTCCGCATGAATTGCAAAATGTAACAGCATCATTAAAGAATAGAGAACTGATCTTATTGCACTTTCTGCACTTATAAGTTAGTAAAACTTTATTACCCAGTTCATTTTCTTTAATTAAATCTGGAATATCCCAACCAACATCTGGATATGCTGTATGGCAATATAGATATACATTTGTTAGTGAGGGGTTTTCATTTAAGAATAATCTAAATGCCTTAAATAAATCTGGATACAATTTGCGTCTTTGGTTGCGCATAACTGTTCCAAAAATAGTAATATCGTCCTTTAGTCCAAATTCATTTCTTAGAGCTTTTTTATCTTTTATAGGATGAAAGCTATTACTTGCGCAAGGAGATGCTACATCTATAAAATTTATATTTTTTGACTGTTGAAGCATGGTATCTCTACCAAATTCAGAATATGAAAAAACCGCATCAGCAGTAGAATATGTATCAATCCATGAAATATTTTGTGGCTCTGCATCAACTGTTGGCATTATAGCCCAGTTAAAGAAGTCTCTAAATGGAGATCTCTCTTCAAATTCCAGCATCCACCAGTCACGAATATCCATAACAAAATCTGGCTGAAAATCTATTAATACATGATTAAATGTAAAATCTCCAAACTTATTTGTCATGCTAGAATTATATATATTGTTATGTTCTTGATTCTCTGGATCAGGAACATTGGCATATACTTTCCAAGGAACTGATTTAATTTCTTCTGCTTTTTGAGTTGTAAAACACGCCAGTTCTGCAACTTCTAATTCTGGATGCTTATGAAGTCTTGATAAAACTTCTTTTGTATAAACTGAATATCCAGTCGGCATAAAAGATGCCTCTGTTACAAATAATACTTTTCTTTTTCTCATATTTTATTCCGTTTTGCATCCTGAAGATTTAAAAGTTTTTACTCTGAAAACAATTTTTTGACGCTTTTGATCATTAGATGTCCACTTGTGCTGCCTAGCTTCTGCTTCAATTGCCATCATATCGCCCTTTTTAAAATGTTTGGCGATAGTAGTTGCTCCGCTATCCCATGCTTCAAAATCTAAAAAATCAATTCTTCTATGCTTTTCACCTTCTTTGTCTTTTCTATAGTCCTCTACGGCTAAAGAAAAATTTACAACATAAGTTTCATTGATTTCCCTTAGCTCTGGATCATTAACCAATTTTCCAATAAAACAACAAACATTCATTATTCAACTCCTAAATTTGTTCTGCATGTTTAACTACAAAGGATTTGTCCCTTTTCTCTTGAACCTCACCATATAATAATAGCGTGTTTCCGATAAAAAGCAACTTTTTATATTTTTCAAATTCATCAGAAAAAAATGTTATGGAATCAAGCTCCCCGCTCCAGTCTTCTGCACTTACAAATCCCATGATTTTTCCAATTGAATTTCCACGTTTAATCGTATATTCTTTTACTTCATTAATTCTAACTCCTAAACAAGCATCTTTTATACTCTTAACTTCACCATTTGCAATTTCTGCACAAGTAATATTAACATCACTACATGACATATCAACAGTAGAGCATGTTAAAGCACAGCCCATTAATTTTTGTTCTGTTTCTGCTATCCATGCATAATCGTCTTCCAAAGAATATGGCGGATTTTCAAGAGCTTGATAAATATCTAATACAGACGCCATTCTTCTAGAATTGATTTTCTCATTTTCATTTATCATTTTTTGAACTAAACTTTTTAAGCAATTACTACTGTTTCGATTATTGATAATCCAAGTCTGTTCTTTTACTGTTAATTTTGACCAAATATCAAATTCAAACATCATTTGATTTCTAGTTAAAGCGTTGTTTTTTCCTGAAAAAGTTCCAACGCTAATAAGTGAAATAAATGCGTTCTTTTTAATTTCATTGCCGATATAAAACAAAGAATCAAGCCAGTTAAATTCTGAAATCGGCTTATTTGAACTTTTAACCGCATCAGTAATAACCGCTTCGATTTTTTCCTGTTCTCCCTCACCAACACTTTTTACATTGCTATATCCAAAGTATATAATACCTTTGCTTCCATCACGAGTAAAAGTTCTATGTAAATTATTTAATCTTGGAGGGTAAACTTCAATGCCAGATAATTTAGCATCCATAATAAGTTCTTTTATTTCCTTTTGCTTATCCGGTTTGTTATGAGCATGATTAAGATATTTCTCATAGAATTTTAATGGACGATGGACTTTACAGTAAGCAGAGCGAAAAGAATTAATAGCATAAGCAACTGCGTGGCTTTTATTAAATGAATATCGGGCTGAAGCCTGAATCCAGTTAAAGATTTGTGCTGCGGATGCTGCATCAACAATTCCTTTTGCTTCGCAGCCTTTAATAAATTTCTGTCCCACTTCATTCATAAGAGCAGCATCTTTTTTACCCATCGCCTTGCGAAGCGAATCTGCTTCTTCTGGGGTAAATCCAGCAAGAGCAGTTGCAATTTTCATCGCCTGTTCTTGATATACGATAATGCCATATGTACTACCAAGTAATGGCTCAAGGGCAGAATGTAAATATTTAGTCTCGTCTATTTTCCACTTGCGATCAACATAGTGTTTAGTCATAGACTTTCCTTCAAGTTCCGCCTCAAGAGTTCCCGGACGAATAATTGAAATTAAATCTGCCAGCTCTTCAATATTACGTGGCTTAACTCGCTTGGCCCAACTAGAACCCAATTTAGATTCTAGCTGGAATACACCTTTAGTTTTGCCACTGCTAATTAATTCCCATGTTGCAATGTCTTCAAAATTATCAATATCAAAATCTTGAGTCACTGGTATGCTCCACAAGAGATTATATAGTCAACATGTTCAATATAAGCGTCTTTTAGTTGATTAATTTTTTCTTCATTAATCACTTTTATATAATGACCGTCAAAATCAAGAAACCACTCTCCCCAATGAGTTTGCTTTGATTGGTCCGGGACATATTTATAAATTTTACCATCTTCCATTTCAATTATGAAATGCGAATATTTTTCAATTGATTTAATTTTCATAGTTCAATATCCATTTTAATGTCGGCAAATGATTTTTCAAATTTAGTTTTTTCGCTGTGTTTTCTGTGATATTTAAGAAACTTAATAAAAAGATTTGCAGTATCTACAACATCATAAAGAGCATCGTGAGCATTTGCTTTGCTCTTTTCTGGAAACCCAAAGAAATCTCGTAAATAACCTAAATTTAATTTTTGAACAGCGCTATGATCTTCAAACCACATAAATAGATTATCCATCATATCAACTTTAAAAATAGGATTAAATAATTTTTGTCTTCCAGTTTTTTCCTCTTTTGGTCCATAAATACGACAGTATCTTTCGACTATTGGTAAATCGAAATTATTAATATTATATCCTACGGGAATTGGTGCAAAATAAGGACTGCCTTTAGCGTTGAACTTATTTACAAAGTTTACAAACTGACTCCACGCTTCTTTTGGCCCAATCGCCTTTTCGAGCTGTTCACGAGTTTTACGTGTTATATCAAGAGCCTCTTGCTCTACTGGATCGAATCCGGCAGCAATGGCCTTCTCGTCGTCAAATTCGGGCCTTACTTCAATGTTGAAGATTCCTCCGGGCTGGAGAGTCAATTTCTTGCCGTGGATTACCACAGCCGCAATTTGAGTGATCTGACAACCATTAGGGTTTTTACCAGAGGTTTCTAGGTCCATAACACAATAGTCACGATACGTATTAAGTGCCAATTTTATTTCTCCTTTTATATTGCATTAAAGTATTAATATCAACTTCTTTTATTTTATCTTTATTATTATCTGTTATCAAGCTACATAAATATAAAAATTCATCTTCTTGTAAATTTTGCTTCATTTTATTAACCCATTTATGAACCCATTGTAAATTATTTTTAATATAACCTAAATTAGAATTTTTCCGATCTAATGATGCAGTATATTCTCCAGTTGATCTACTTTCATCGCTTCTAGGAAGTATAATGTCTAATCCAGATATTGCGCATTTCCCATTTTGAAGCTCAAATAGTTCATTTAGATATTCAATATTAATATCAAATTCTAGATTTCTGGAATCTGCGGATCTTTTAATTGACGCAAAATATCCCCCACTTATTAATTTGTATCCTTTCCAAGCTGGATTATCTTCTCTATATTTACCGTTATTTACAAAATCATTATTTCTTAACTTAATATTATTTCTGTGAAGAATTCTTACTATCTTCACCTGATAACTACCTAATTGGTTGGCAATTTTCCAAGTAGATAGCCCTGAAGTATAAAGATCAATTACTTGATTTATTAATTCTTCTGAATATACTTCTCTCTGAGACTGCTTAGAGCATATAGAACATAATTCAGCTTCTAATCTTTTTTGTCTATCACAATTAGGACATTTTTCATACCTAATATGATTTTTTACACATTGTTTACATCTATATTGTAATCCAGAACCTTTTTTATAGTATTCAGATTCTGATTTTTCAATATTACACACGTTACAGACTTTTGTTTTCATTAAATTCTCCTTTTCTGTTTCCATATTATTATACACAAAAGTCTTGTAACAGGCAACTATTTTCCTTTTAATTCCAAAAATTTATTAATTGCGTCATCCAAATTATAATATATTTGTGAAAATTTATTACTGTGAACTTGATAAATACCATTTTTTTTATTTCGATACCAAGGAACATAATTTCTTAAATCACATAAAGAAATATCTTTGTAATTTATATCATTTCCTTTTATTATAACTTCAGCATAGCTTATTTTTTCATTCATTTTTTAATTTCCATTATTTTATCTAAAAGATTAACTCCCAAGACATCGAATTTAGTTAGTCCCACTTTATCTAAATCATGCATTTCAAAACCTACTACATTATTTCCGCTTTTATTTTTTATTAGCGGAGCATCATTAAGAAGATCTTCATTGGATATAATTACACCAGCAGGATGAACTCCTTGACTTTTAAAAGTTCCTTCAATTCTTATAGCAAGGTCGAATAGATCGGACAACTCTCCTGTTAATTTTCCATTAACTAGTCTGCACCATTTACCTAATTTTTCGGGCTTATTTTCAAGTGTCCAGATAATAACTGATTTTATATCCATTTCTTCAAGTTCATCTGAAATACTTGACTCAGGCGGAAGGCTTTCAGTGATCTCATTTAACTCAGAAAATGATAAATCTCCATATATACGAGCCACTTCTTTAATTACTGATCGCCCTTGCAATCGCCCAAAGGTAATCATTTGACAAACTCGTTGATGACCATATTTGTTCTTAAGATACTCAATGATTTCATCACGATGATTAGAAGGAACGTCCATATCAATATCCGGTAATGATATATTATCTTTGCTGAATCGACCAGAATTAAGGAACCTTGAAAATAGTAGATCGTATTTTACTGGATCAATTTCTGTAATGCCTAAAAGATAAGATACTAAACAACCTCCAGCAGAACCTCTTCCCGGTCCCGGCAACCAACCATTATTTCTAACATATGCGATAATATCTTGCACAATTAAAAAATATCCCGCAAGGCCAAAGCCATTGATAATTGAAAGTTCGTACTTTACACGGTCGCCATACTCTTGTCTTTTTTCTCCTTTTAAATACGATAATTTTTTCTTCCAGCCTTCACGACATAACTGTGTTATATATTCCTCTTCTGTTTGACCTTTACAGTCCACTTTTGGAAGTTTAGGCTTTGCAAAAATTGTATAGTCTTTTAGTTCAGAAATTAACTTTGTATTATTGCTAAAATTGAAGACTTGCGCATTTCTGCTTGATTCAAATGAGTAGTCATCACTTTCAAAATATTTCTTAAATTCACCAAGATCAATGTCTTTTGCTTTTTTAAGCGTAGTTTTTAACCCAGAACAAAGAACAATTCTATGGAGAATTGCATCTCTTTTTTCTGCATAGCAGACTTCTAGTAATTCAAGACTACCATCTGGATAAAATTCAAGATCTTCATCATAATATATTATATTCTCGCCTGAGAATAATTTAACAAGAAGTTTATAACCTTCTAGTGTTTTTGCAATAAAATGCCCATCATCGACTTTCCAACCAATGATGGGTACTATGCCTTCTTTTTTCATACAGCTAAAAAACTCAACCACACCACTTAATGAATTATCAGCAAGTAGGCAATGAGTATAGCCAAGGTCTTTACACTTTTTAGCTGCCTCTTCTGGCTTGATAAAGCCCTTTGATAGTGAATAGTGAGTTGTAATAGCTGGAATAATCATTCAACTGCTCCGGGGTCCTTATATGTCCCAATTGCAAATCCCGGCCTAGAACATGTAGCTACAGTCTTTTCCATACCAATAGTAGAGAGTTGCTGTTCTACGTGATGACACATTGTTTTATTTGTTCCGGGCCAAACTGTTTTATAAAAGTGACAAAGTTTTTCACATTTAAAATTGTTTCGATCTTTTGAAACTGGCTTAGGGGCTTGATTAATTGTAATTTCTTTAAATGTCTTTTCGAGTGTCTTTATGAAGTTTTTATCATCCTGCTCATCAAAAGCAAGCGTAAATGGACCTCCATCACGACAAAAGAAGATAGTCATTAAAGCGTGTCGATGCATAGGATATAATTTACCAATAGCATAGTGGTAAAGAAGAAGTTGAGTATCTGTCATAAGTTTCTCGTAGTCCTTCTTTTCGCCCGTGGCCCAATCTAACCTCTGCCCAGTTTTCCAGTCGATCACTTCTATTGTACCATCTGGCAGCTCAGTTACAAGATCAATCGTCCCTTTTATCGCAAGATTTCCAGAAATTTCTTCTCCATCCGGTCCAGCGAAGCTAAATTTAGCCCAAGGTTCCTTAATAGGAATATCGAAATGTGGTTCTGTATCAATAATTTTACGATTACGGGGGTCAAATTGTCCATTATTATACGCTAAAGTATCCCATACCATTTTATAGCAAAATTCATAATCTTTTTGATTAAACTGGTTATGAGTACAATTAGTTTTATAATAGTCAAAACTTCTTCCAAGAATATAATTTACAAATTCACTAGTATATAACTGCTCTTCTGTAAAAGAAAAATCACCCAAAGGCTCTTGAGTGATTTTCATATTGCTACGTTTATTAAACTGTGTTCTTTTTTTACATAGTGCTAGTGTTTCAAATACCGCATGGGTTATAGTTCCTAAGTCAGCTTTTTTTCCTGATGGCGATTGATGTCCTAAAACATAAGTCATAAAATACTGCATTTGACAGTATTTCCAGTTATTTAGACTAGAACTTCTAAAATATGTTGTTATCATCGAATTGCCATTGTTGATTGCTTTTTAGTTGGTTTGTCTGGAGCGATAAGTGTTTTTGTATCAAACCATCTCCACTCGCTAAGAATTTTTATTAGCTCTTCGCATGACTGTTCTATATTAAGGTTTTGCGTATCAATTACTGCATCGAAACCATCATAATTATTAAGTGACGTTTCGCTATCATGAGAATCTTCGCCTGAAACTTCTCTAGTTAATCTAATAACTTTTCCACCTACTGCCTGAATTGCTTTAATTTCATTTTCAAATCTTGCGTCAGAAATAATAGCTAGATTAGGTTCTTCTGCTTGAATATCTTTAATTAGTCTATTTGTCCAAATATCAGGATATACTTTTCTACAAATATCAGTTCCAAAATATTGCATAAACTCTCGGCCAGTCATAAATCCAGTTTTACCCTTAACTTTTGTTGGCATATCTTCCCATTTATATTGGATTAATTGATTTTTTTGTTCATCAGTTCCATATATTAATTCATTCTTAATATTAAATAAACCAATTGCCATTTCTTTCAAAGCTGTTGCAAAAGCGTAATGTTTAACAAAAGGCCAGATATTATCCATTGCCCATACAACAAATTCAATATCTAATCTTGTAACATCAATTTGACCCTTTCCTTTAGAAATTTTTCCAGTTTCTTCTCTTATGCTTGTTTCAATAATCAGATCTCCAGTTTCTGCAATTTCAAACCCATCGATCATAGAGTAGCTTTTTAATTGATACCCATGAAGGAAATTGCAAAGAGTATTTTTCCCTGATTGTTTCTTTCCGCTGAATGCTAAAATTTGACTCATTAAAATAGCCCTTCTATTTGAGGTTTTAATTCTTTTTCGATATCTTCTATTGACATGTCGCCAATATCTTTTTTTGAAATTTTTGGAGTAAAATAATTAAATCTTCTTCCACCCTTTTGGATAATTCCTTGTGATGCCTTTTGTCCAGCCTCGTCATTATCAGTTAATATAACTACATTCATAGCACCAAGTTTTTCCAATGCTATTAATTGATCTTCACTTAAATCTGATCCGAATATACCAACTGCATTTTTGATACCCGCTTCATAAAGACGCCAGACATCACCCTGTCCCTCTACAAGAATAACTGTTGAAGTTTTTTGTATAAATGGTTTTGCTTTCCATACTCCATATAAATAAAAAGATTTTTTAAATCCTTTACTATTTATCCATTTATATTTTTTATTGCTTTCATCTAGCGATCTGCCAACACATCCTATGTAATTTAGATCTTCATCATAAACAGGAACCACTGCACGATTATACATCTGCTTATTAGAATTATAGCATTCACCGACATCAAAAACAACAAGAGTTTCCGCTAAAAATCCTCTTTCCATATAATATTTTGAGGGGATTTCAATGCTTTTTATAATCTGTTCTCTAGTAATATTTGTAATTACTTTTTCTGGTTCTCTGGTTAAAATTTCCATTAGTTTTTGATTATTATAAATACTCTCTGGAATTTTTTCTTCTGGAATATCAATTAGTTTTTTATCAAGAAACGACAAACAAAAGTTAATTGCTTCAATAAAACTAACTTCTTTATTTTTCTTATAACTTAGAACGCCTCTAACAAAACCAATTAGATTTTTTCCAAAGTCTTTTTCACATGAATGAGTCCAGCAAACCCAATTACCTTTAGATTTTGAGCCATCAGTAAATATGCAAGCTCCTCCTGAATTATCTCCGCCATGAACAGGACAGGAAAAAGCTAAACGATTTTCAAATTCTATATATTCAACATTAAGAGCTTCAAGCAAAGCATGTATTTTATCTGCTAATTGATTACAGATCGAATAAACCTTCTGCTGAGTTATCTTCTCGTTCTTCGAATGGCGGTTCTTCGTTTCTGTTGTCATCTACTGCTCCTGATTTTAATTCATTTCTGGTATACCATTCAGTTAGTTTCGCCTGAGATCCATGCATTTTTACATTAATATAGTCTCCCGGCTCAAGCCCAGAACCATGTCTCGTTTTAATGAAAACAATTTTTCTATTTCCATTTTGATCGCCATCGTCTGCAATTTCTTCATCATTTTTAACTTGAAACTTAGCAACAGTTGCTGCAAGCCATTGCAATCGATCTGATTGGGCAATTTCTTCTTCTCTATTAAGCTGAACAAATGACAAGCAAGGGACATCGTATTGAATACAAAAATCATTCATTTTAGTAATTTGAAATCCTAATGCTTGATATTCCTGCATTGCGGCAGAAAGTCCCGCACTACTCATTAATTTAAAATAGTCATAGATAATTAAGCAATCTTTTGTTTTACCGTTCTCGTCAAATCCAACATATTGATGAATCCATTTTTTAATAATATTTAAAATATTATCGAATGGCTGTCCTGCAATCGACATATAATGATATGGTATATCCTTTAAGTGTTGAGCTGCTTTTTTTACACTTTCTGTCGCCATAAAACTTTTAGCAAATTTACCTTTAGCAATATCATTAATATCGACTCCGCTCAAGTTTGCCAGCATACGATTTCTTTGGTCGCTTATATCCATTTCGGTATCAAGATATAAAGCGGGGATGTGTAGTTTACTTGCAACATGAAGAGCTACGTTTGTAGAAATAACACTTTTACCTACACCTGTTCTTGCCCCAATTAAACAGACCGATTTTCGTCTGATACCTCCTCCGCAAGCCTCATCAAACCGATTAAGGCCGGTAGGAATACCAAGATAATCAGTAGGGTTATCAATAAGAAATTGAACGTATTCATCAATATTTTCACCCACAAGCATAGTTTTATTACTATACTCTTTGTATGCGTTTAATGTAATATCTGTAATTGGTTTTTCTACAGAGGAGATAATATCTTCTACTGCTTCATCGCCAGTGACTTTATCAATTGCTTTTTCTGATTGCTTGATTGCTTTTTTAATATCTCTAGCTAGTTTTAACTTTGCTAACTTAGCTGCAAATTTTGGCACATTATCTTTATTAATAGGAAAATTAAATAAACTTCTAATAAAACCCATTTCTGTATTTTTATTAATAAGTTCAAATACTCCTAGTTTTTGAGCGGCAGAAAAAATTGCAAGATACTCAATCTTTTGGTTATTCTGAATAATATCTTGCAAGCAACTGAAAATAATTTGATTTAATTCGTGAGAGAAATAATCAGCATCTATAAAATCTAAATCAACATATACTTCCAAGCCATACTGGCAAATTCCTGCCAGCACAGCACGTTCTACAGGTAAATTTTCAAGTATAGCTTGGGACATTTTATTTTACTCCATACATTCTTTTTACAATTTTTGGAAGTCGATTATACACTTCTATAATCTTTTCCGCTTGCTCAATCGCAAGTTCCTTATTTTCTTCTGCTAGTTTCTTTTCTGAAATCAATTTATTATTTGCTTCAATTAACTTCCCATTAGCATCATATAGTGATTTATTCAATTCGATAGCAGAGTCGACCATTTTTTGAAGGTCTGCTAATTGAATTTCATATTCTAAAATTTGATTATTAAGATTTCCAATTTCTATTTTTAGCTCTTCTTCTTTAGATGATCCGTAGATTGCACTATTAGTTTCGTAAACATGAATTTTTTCAAGTTCATTTGCAGCTTTACGAATTATTTCTAAATAGCTATAAACACTATTTTCATTATTATTTTCCATTAGTTCTCCTTAATAACTTCTATATATGACATAAGGGTAATAATAAATAGGATAATAATATGTTGGATAATAATAAATTACTGGCTGGTATGTATATGTAACTGTTTGTACGGGCACATTAACGTATTGTACTGGCTGTTGAACTGGTACATTTACATACTGTACTAATTGCTGAACTGGAACATTTACATATTGCTGTGGGACATTTACATGTATTTGTCCAATTGTTATAGCTACTAATGCTATTAAAGAATTCATTGCGTTTCCCCTTCTAAATAAAAAACACCGTTCATAAAGTCACTTACTGTCTCTTGCCTTTTTGAGAAAATTAAGTGATATGTTCTTCCAAGAATATTGATTTTTGTTGTCCAAGGACTATTATCTACATTAGATAAAAACCCATCTTCATTCATTCCATTATATATCTCTTGCGGCAAATTGTCAAGTATAATTTTTGAATTTTCTACATAAAATGCTTGCACGTAATCCATTAATTTTCTTTCGTCCCTATTTTTGTGTTAGATAATACTCTGGTTAAAACTATAAAATAAAAAACCGTAAACAATACAAATCCAACTCCAAGATAATCGCTAATTGTCATCCCGAACTCCCAAATCCTTTGTCTCCACGAGTTGTTGAATCAAGATCTTCAACTTCAATTGGAGTAAAATCAGGAATAGGCTGCACAATCATTTGAGCAATCTTATCTCCCGGAGAAACAATTTGACATGCACTATCTTCATTAATAATCAACACTTTAACTTCTCCACGGTAGGGAGCATCAATAACTCCTGCCATTGTATCAAAGCCTTTCTTTACAGCAAGTCCTGATCTTGGCCAAATTAAGCCCACAAAACCTTTTGAAATTCCAACCGCAATTCCTGTAGAGAATAGTTTACGTTCTCCCGGATTAAGCACTACAACTTCTGTTTCGTCACAATATAAATCTAGCCCAGCATCAAATAGATTAGCTTTATCTGGAAGTTTTGCTGTTGGGGTTAATTTTTTAACTGGTAGTTCATAACTTAAAAATGCACTCATGATTTTCCTTTCAATAAACAAGATTCACAACGATAAAATTCTCTAGCGTATATTGGTAAAACTCTCTCCCTTTTTCCACATACTTCACAAATTTGATTGACTTTTTGCTCTTCGATTGATTTTCTAGTTCTCTCAGTTTGTTTAACATTTGGCGTTACAATATCTCTATGTTCTCCTTCATCAACATATTTATTATTTCTTTGGCCAGTAGAAATTGGTTGCTTTCTTCCGCTTTTTTCTACGACATTTGATCCCGCCTTTGACATGGTGAATTCTCCCATATCAAATCTTCCAGCGATAGTCTTTTTTTCTGTTGGCACTGACGACTGAACTGCGATTGGATTTGCAGAAATTATTTCTTGATCATAAGCGTCTAACATTTCTAAACCCATTCGAACTAATTCGGGATCATTTAACTTTTTTCCTTTTGCTATAATTATTTTTGCCTGTTCTTTAAGATCGTTCATACGACTTACTCCTGCTTATATTTTCTAATACTTTAATTGATTGCTCGATTCCTTTTACTTGCGATTCTGCTGATAATACTCTGGATTCAGAAGTTGTTTTAAGTTTTTGTAATTTTAAACCAACCTCGCTATTTCTTATTGCAGAATAGTACTTTTCTTCCCATTTAGCATACTTTTCGTGCTTTTGTCCAGTTATTATATACCAGATTCCTTGTTCTGCCCATTGCTTAACCGCTTTCTCTCTGGCAATTACATTGTTTATATATGTCATATATTTATTAAGAGAATATATTGCAGTTTGGCAATCAACTGACGACATTTTTCTTAAGTCTTCTTCTGACATATACATTATTTGATAAACTCTACCAACTAATTCAGAAGAGTTTTTTAATCCATAATCAATAAAATGTCCAGAGATCCAGTCGTCTATGCTTTTCTGGAACGCTTCGCATTTTTTTTCTATGTCGTCCATAGCTTTTCTTTCCACTCTTCTAGTGTTTCATTTTCAAATAATTCTATTAGTGTAAACTCATTAAGATCGCACCAAGTTTTTTTATCTTTATCTCTTGCTTGAGCTTTATAAAATTCCATCTTATTAGCAAAAAAGAAATTATTAAACTCTGTATGCTGTCGGCCATGCACTTCAACGATTAGTCCCCTAACTGGAATAAAAAAATCCGCTTTTAAAGTGGATTTTCTTGTACTTGTCTTTGTTCCGGGCAAAACTATCTCTTCTAGTATTCGATCATTAGGATAACGCTCTTTTAATAAATCCTTAGCTTTAGCATGTGGTCCTGATCGACGTTCAGTTTCTACAATATTATTGCTAGGAATCCAAGAGTACTCTTTACCATCTAATCCAATAATGTTCAATATAATAGTTCCTTAACTTTAGACTCCAGCGTTTTATATGCTTCTGGATTTTCAGTTAAATAATTATATACCTTCTCTTGTCCTTGCAACTTAACTTTTTCAGATTCAATAAAGTCAAGGTTGTACCATGAGCCAGCAACTGAAATAAGACCAAGATCGATTGCAATCATAAGAATTTCTTGCACTTTGTCGATTCCATGACCAAATCTAATCCAACTCTCGCAAGTCTTATAAGGAGATCCAATAGATGAACAAAGGATATCCCATGTAACCTTTAATCCAATGACATTCTTTTGATCTTTACTAGAGCTTGCAGATTCCCAAGGCTGAACACTTTTTACTTCCATTCTCGTGTCGGCTTGGAATTGAATCTTAACACCGCCATCAGCCATTTTACTCTTACCATATCCACTGGTATTCGTAATCATGTGCGTAATCATGATAACAAGACACTTTTGGTTTGGTACAGTTTGACCAAGTTTTTTTACAAAATCTGATAGAATCTTTGGCAAACCCGGACGAGTCATGCCGCTAATATCTTCATCAAGATCACGAGAAGGAATTAGGGAAGAAATAGAGTCAATAACAAGAACACAACCTTCGTTCTCTTTTTCAGATATTAACTTTCTTGCAATATCAAGAAATGTTTCTGCTGGTAATGGCTGGTCTCCTGATCGAATTACTTGCACTAAAGATGGATCGATTCCCGGAACTTCAAAGTTCATTTCTTTAAGCCGACCCTCTACATCAAGATAAATAATCTTTCGACCTTCTGCTTGACAGTTGGCAATGATTTGCATAGTTGTGGTTGTCTTGCCAGCTTTTGGTGGCCCAGAAAGAATCATCCAAGAGCCTTCTTTAACACCACCTCCTAGAGCAAGATCAATTGCAGGACTAATAGAGATAGTTTTGTAGCTTTTTTTAGTTTCTAATACTTTTTCGCCAGTTGTTACGTAATCGCCATATTTTTTAAGAAAATCTTTATCCATTGTTATTCATGTCACTTTCTATATCTTTCAATCTATTTACAAGCGTTTTGGTTCCAAATGATTTTCTTGGTTTAAATTCAAGTGGCTCAATCGCAATTATTTCAATTGTATCACGCTTTGGCGTATTGTCAAGAGCAAATTTAATTTTTTCAATTTCTTTTTTTACATTTCTAGCTCCAAGAGAAATTGTATTTTTACCTGCACTTGACTTTACAAATTTTATAACAGACTCTTCGCCGTATTCTTTTATTAGTTTATTTGCTAACGAAACTTGCCTAATATATATTTTTTTCCATTTTGGCAGATTCCAAAACTTATAGGGGAGCGTCCCTACTTTTTCATGCTTTGCAAGTTTCTGACAAATTAATTCAGCAACATATTGTGCTGAAGTACAAAAGTCTCCAGTTGATGGAGACTTGTATTTACTTAATGCAGTCTGGATTTTTTTTCCCGACATTTACAGTTATCCTCGCACATTATTCTTTTTTTAAAAAGTAACTTTTCATTTTCAGGAGTTATTTCTCTGATCTCTTCGTCTTCACCAAGAGCGAATTGTGGCCAATAAAATTTCTTAACATGAATTTTGTTGTCACTCTTAACAATTCCAAAAGACATGAACTTGTATATCACATCAGTATTATCGGTTAGTTCTTTGCAAAGCCCTCTTATAATAAAAAATTTATCAAGGCCATTGTCATCTTGAAATATTGTTTGCTCTGGCATTCCGGGGCAAAGAACTCTTACTTCAATTACTTTTATATTATTATTAAAGCAGAACTCTTTTAGTCTTGTCCAAGGATCTTTTTTGTCAGAAGCGTCAAAATCTGACCACACTTCTGTTCCATTATCAAGAATGCACTTCCATAATATTTCTTGCTTATCTAAAAGTAATAATATGTCTTTATTGAAACTTGTACAAAGCATTAGTCTTCCCTAATTTTACGAACACAATTTCCAAGTCTTGGAGGAATATTATATCCATTTGTAGGTTGTCTATTTTTTGCTGTTTCATCAGCCCTCATAGACGCTTGCTCTGTCATTGCAGTTACACCATAATCTTTTTTATGAGCAAACAACTCTCTTGTTTCAGGATAGCCTTTTGGACTTGGCTCATTTTTCTGGGCTACTTTAGGTTCAGTAATATTTACCTTTTTATTTTCATTGCCCATTTTAACTGTTTTGTTTATATTGGTTTTTGGAACTTCCACCTTTTTCTTCGGCATAATCAATATCCTTTATTTTGAAATTCTCTTTGAGCATAAGTTAAAAACATTGATCTTCGTGTTTTCAAATACTGTAAATAATATGAAAAAACTTTCTCATCAGCTTTTTTAAATTGAAAATTGTAGGCATTGATTTTATTAGAGTCCATTCCAAAAGGATCAAATATCATACCCCTTCCAATTTTTACATAGTAATTAATTGTTTTTTTCTGTTCTTCTTTGTTTACTATTGTTGCAATTTTAGCAACAGCGTTATGCTCTTCTCCTGATTTTCCTGTCTTCTCGATAAACTCTACGTTTACTTCATCTTTTTCTGGTAAATTAAGATCTTGTATATTTTCATTTTCGTTTCTTGACATTTGTTTTTCCTAGACTTTCAAGCATATTTTTTACTTTTTCAATACAATCCTTCTTATCATATCCTACCACATGAATCTCGCCTTTGTTTGTCATTTTTAAATTTTGAAATTCTTCTGTGCAATCTACAATTTCAGGATCAACACTACCATCATCTAACATTCTATGGATATATAGATTCACTTTTAGTATTCCTATATGTGGACCTACATTGAATTTTTCTCTTATCATAGTTTTCCTGTTTCAATAAATTTCCGTTGTTTCTCTGGAGACAGCTTTGCTATTTTACTATTTAGCTCTCTTTTTTCTCTGTGCTTAATTCTTTCTAAAGAGCCGTCCTTTGCCATCTTTTCTTCAAGTCCATACCGCCCAAGGCTTTTGGCATTCTTTTCGGCGAGCTGGCCGATTGTCTTCACCTCTTTATTTATTATAACAGGAGGCTCATCCAAAACAACCGACAAGCCCGCTTTTTCGCAAAATGGACAGATGGTTCTTAATGGTTCTTTGATTGAATGAAAGACTTCGAATTCTTCTTTGCATTCTTTGCAAGCATAGTGATAAGTTGGCATAAATTCCTCAAAAACTTGGTTTATCTTCTGGATTAGACTCGTAGTATTCCTCAGAAACATAAGATAGAAAATGGGCATATCCTTCTTTGATAATTCTCTCTTCTTCTTTTGTTCTTTCTTCAAAATCAATCATATAGTTATAATGTTCAATAATCTCAACATTAATATCTTGAGATTCTTCTTTCATGTCTTTCATTGCTGCATAAGATAAAGCTAAGTTACCTATTAAGATTCCAGCAACAATGATTGGAGCGACATACTTTCTCATCTAGTCTCTAGCCTTTCTAGTACTCGACCGATTATAGGGTTACGAACAATATCTGTTGCCTGAAGTTCACAAACTCCAACTCCTTGTAATCCAAATAGCTTGTCTCTAATATCCATCATTGCACCCCTCATAGAAAGGGGTAGGTCTGATTGATATGGATCGCCTTCAATAATTGCTCGTGAATGCATTCCTATTCTAGTTAAAAACATTTTTATTTGTTCATACGTTGCGTTCTGTGCTTCATCAAGTATCATAAATGAATGATGGAAGTTTCTTCCTCTCATATACTCAAGTGGACAGAGTTCAACAATTCCAGCAGCAAGCTGTTTGTTTAATAATTCTCTGCCAAGATATTGCTGCATCTCTTCAAGAACTGGCATAACATAGGGTTGTATCTTCTCATCTTTACTACCGGGAAGATATCCAAGCCCTCTACCGGCTTCAACAACTGGTCTTGTTACTATGATTTTTTCTATTTTATTTTCTAAAAGCCAGTTACACGCAAGACCAACAGCAACCGAAGATTTGCCAGATCCTGCTGGACCTGTACAAATTGTAATATCGTTTTCAACCATAGATATGATATAGTTTTCTTGATTAATACTTTTCGGTTTAAGTATTTTACGATGCGGATTAGTTATAGCACTTGCTGTTGCTCTTTGAGCGGTTTTTCTTGTTTTGCGTGTTGACATGATTTATGATCTTTCATGATAAAGTAAATTCGCTTGTTGTATTTTTATATGTGTAGCGATATGTTGAGTAGTTATTTTGCCCAGCATCACCTCCACTTCTTTCTCTGTTTGTTAAGAAATTATTAGACCCAAGATCTATTGTTAAAGAATCTTTAATGCCTAATAAAATTCCAGTGGTATACATATTTTCAAAAACTGAATTTACAACTTCATTTATATTTCCAGAAGCTCTTATTTCTCCACTAAACGGTGGAGGGTTAGGAATTCCCGAATATACATAAGTATCAGGTATTGTTCCTGTATCTTGGAATAAGTTATTTGTTACTGGATAAAATCCACGATCAAGAACTTCAAAAGTACACGACACATCAATTGGATATCTTACATATTTATTAGCAGCCGTATAGAATCTTCCATAAGAAGGAACTTCACCATAGTCAAAAGATATTGTAACTTCGACTGATAATAAAGCATGACCGCTAGATAAGTGTCCTGACACTTCTGGTGGTATCCCGCTTACAAAGAAATCTTTTCTTCTCTTTACATTTCCACTATGCGCTACATAAGATGGACTATCTTCATTTGCTTTTATTGCATTTGGCATTCCACTGCTTAATAATGCATGAGAACTAAAAGAAATATCTTCTGTAAAAAATCCTTCTGTTTGGAATCTATATGATACAGATTTTAACAAGCAGTCTTTTAATTGTATTCCTGTTGGATATATGTTTTCAGAATTTTGATAATTATAAATATATAAATCAATATCCAATGGAGATGGAACTAATCTTCCAGAAGGAATTACAGATCCTGTTTTACTAACTCCAGTTATTGCTCCATCAATTGGAAGTGGTTTAACATTGTCAGAAATAAATTTACTAAAAGATATTTCAATGTTTGGTTTTTTATATATATTTTTAGACGTAAATGGATTTCCCCAAGCAGGAATCGTTGTTGCATCTAAAGTTTGGCTTATAGATATATTTTGAATACCTGATACGCCTACATTATTTATTTTTAAACTTTGTAGGTCGTATCTTATTAAAGTTGGAGGGACTCCGAATAAACTCATACTACTTCACAAGCTCCACCAGTACATGCCATTGCCTGTTCCAATTGAGTATCATCATATTCTTCAAGAACTTCTGTATAATCAACATCTTCATACTCTCGCTTAAGTTCAGTCCAGAGTTTAAAGTTATAAATATCTTTCATGCAATAGGTAAACTTCTTTACGTCACCTTCAAAGTACTTATTGGCAAATCTTCCACATCTTGATACCCATTCTTCTTTAGCCTTACCTTTGATTGGAGCGCCTAGTCCAAGAAGGCTATCGCAAGCTGCCCAAAGATTATCTTCAAATAAAGTTAAAGCAACTTCAATTAAACCACTTGCAAACATGACTCCATCGCCATAATGTGCAATCATCTCGCTAGGTAAATACACAGTAGTAAATGGAGCTTGAGGATAATCCTTATCTCCTGTTACTGGAAGCAAGGAAATCCCACAGAAAAATTCACGATTATCATAAATGAATTTCTCAACCTCTTCCCATTCCGCTGGCTTAACATTAATAGTATTGCTGACATTATGATTAAGCCAAGGCTTAGTACAAAGCTCCTTATTAGTTCCCGACAATACCCAATTTTGTTGAGTTGACTTTACCGTTTTAAGAAGTTCAATAGCAGTAATTTGGTTCTTAGTTTTGCTACCATCAGGGACTTCAATACAAAAAGCAATTACATCATCGGTCCTATTGGCCGACCAAACAGATTCTTCGCACGCTCTTGGATTACATTTTTGGAAATGTTGGTAGATTGCTTCCATCTTATTTGCCTGAACACGACGAATATAGCGTTTAGCATGATGAGGATGGATACCGCTAGCAGTACCAAGAATACAAGAAGCAGTGCCTTCAGGTTTAACGCACGTGACTCTCGCAGCCTGATTGATGCCGATTGCTGCTGCGACCATTTTATTGGTAGATTTTGCAAGTTCTGCTGCCTTTCTTTGGATATCGGGATTTAAACAAATTTCAGGCTTTTCAAACCAGCCCGTTCCTGATACGCCAAGTAAAGCCTCTCTGGCAAAAATCTTTTCGCTAGTTTTACCTAAATATGGAAAATTATTAAATCCAGCTTGAAGAGTTCCAATAATTGTTACAGCACGAACTGCATCATAAAAATCTTCTTCTGTATTAACTTTCGCACAATTAACAGTAGAAAGATTACATCCCTGCCAACCGCTTTCACCAGTTTCAATATCAACTGGATACATACCGATTTCAACACAAGGATTAACAATAAAGTCTTCATCGTCAGCCCATACAAATCCCGGCTCACCAAACTCTTTTACTGACTTCATTAGTTCAGAGAATTGTTCAGGAGTTGTCTTCTCTCGAAGTAGCAATGCTGAATTGTTAGATCGCCCCCGCTGAGGATTATCAATAAACCAATTACCAGTTTTAGCGGTAGCCATCTCTTTATCTTCTGGCGAAAAAAGGCAGATCGTCGCACTTCTGCGAACTCCTCCAGAAATAACAGCATCTGCAAAATGCATCACTATATCGTATACTTCAATAGGTTTGATTCTTTTATTGCCTCGCAGGACAGCTTTATCAAGAACGTCTTTAATTTTATCTAATGCCCTTTTTAGTGGTTCTGGACCGGGAGCCTTTCCTCCTCCAGAAATTCTTGTTCCCTTTTTACGAATTTTATCATAAATAAATTGAACTTCTTTTCCTTTATAATCTTGAAATTCGCTATCACTATCAAAATATGACGAAATTAAAATACCGACAGCATCGCTCCACCCTTCAATATCGTCAGGAATAGTATAATTTACTTTTCCAGATTTGCTATCTAAAAGATTTGGTAATTTATCAATATGCTTAAACTGAACTGAGAATCCAACTCCGCATCCGCAAAGAAGCATATACATGCACTCTTGAAAGAATCTTATACGATCTGCAAAAGAAACTGTACAATTATACATTCTAGCATTATGCTTGAAGATTGGGTCTCCGCCAAATTGCAATGCTCGTTGTGAGCCGAGTCCCTTTTTCTTGAGCATCATATCATATGCCCAATCGATCATCTTTCCTACTTCTTCGCCCTTATCTGCATATTGCTTATGCATCATATTGCGAACACGATCAACACTTTCTTTGTACGTTTCTCTTCTTTTTTTATCTGGAATAAATCTTGCATATTTTCCGGTGAAAGTATAGTCTTGGAGTGCTTTAATTGACATTTATTATCCTCTTCTTAATTTATTGGCAAGATACGCAAATATATCTTGATTAAAATCTATGTTTCTTATTTTTAAACCGTTTTCTATCAAAAATTTCATAACATCAATATCGCCTTGATTCATTGAATATATGACGCCTTTTTTATCTACTATTAATTCTTTTATATCATTTTGCCATAATAGCTTTGCACACGTTGAACATGGATTAGCTGTTATATAAGCTCTTAAATTATTTTGTTTAATTAACATGTTGCTAATGGCGTTTTGTTCTGCATGTAGCATAAAAGGATATTTTCCCGGCCTAACCGTTGGAAGATTAGTGTCATTAGTTTTCGCAGGAAATCCGTTATATCCAATACTGATAATATGATTATCTGAATTAACAATAATACAGCCCACTTGAGTCTGGCTATCGTGAGAACGAATAGCTGCCCAGTGGGCCATTCCTAAAAAATATTGATCCCAGTCTAGTCTCATGCTTGATACGCTTTATGAATCCAAGTGAATTTTGATTGATCGTTACGTGAGCAAAATGCTACTAATTTATTATAGCCTTCTCGCTCTTCAAAGTAACCAAAAAATCCATCTGGATTTGAAATATTTTCTGTGTTTGGGATCTCTTTTTTTACTGTTTCATTGAGCTTGTCTACGTTAATTCTCATGATCAAGTCCTTTAAATTATTTTATGTTGAAAAGTTTAAAAACTTCTTCTTTTTCAATAAATCCGCAGTATTCAATTACTTGAGTTTCAGGGTCTTCATCTTGAAATGAAACAAAATAGAATTCTTCAATTTTTTCCTTAAATAAATCTTGCATACCTTTTGTACTATAATCACTCTTTTTAAAAAGATCTGCTAACTCTTTAGATAGAAAAAAGGCTAAGTAACCTTCTCTTTCATTTAGCAGTTGAATGCTGATACAGTGGTATTCAATTTTATTCTGTTTAAACTTAAACATGAGAAGACCGCTATCATAACGGTCAATCTCCTCTGTAATTCTAATTTTTCCAATATTAAGATTCATTCTGATTGCCTTCTAATACGACTGTTACTTTGTTTACCCTGATTTCAATGTAGGTTTTGCCATCAACCGTTTTTACATTTATATTATCCAGTACCGCCTTCACTTTGTCAAGGTCGGCCTGAGAAAAATTAAACTGTTTAAGCAAAATTTCTATGATTTTATCATTTAGTCCCATGAATATTTCCTACCGATCCATTATTTGAGGGCGATGGTTTTAATTTCTTAGTTGAGCCATTTTGCTCAAGAAGTTCATTTCTTTTTTCACTCATTTTAAGCATCCTATCAAGAGCTTTGCTATGATCTTCTAAAATTATTGTATGCTTATCAAGTTTAGTTTCAATAAGAACATTTGTTGCACTCATAATCTCAGTTTGCTTTGAAAGATTATCTTTCATACTAGTTACTAGTTCAAAGTGCGCATCCATTATTGGCTCTACTTTATTCCATAATTTAGACAATGCTTTATAACCAATGGTATAAAATAGTTTATACAATATAAATACTGTTACCAACCATACGCCCATTGGAAATCCAACTTTATTAAAGAAATCTCCAATATTTGGTAATGCTTCATGCCAGTTAAATAAACTACTCATAATATGATATACTCCTAAAAAAAGGGGCCGGGATTCCCCGACCCCAACTTAATAATAAAGGAAATCACTTACCAGTAATTGGAGAATAGTAATATTTATTTGAGCTTGTAGCTGGTTTGTAATCAATAAAGTTTGTTAAGATGTACAATTCGCCCGGATAAGCTCTGCTTGGTAAAGATGATGAAGTACCAAAGTCTGTACCAGCAGTAGCAGTTGGACTTGTGATCCAAGGTGTTCTGGCTTTAATCTTTCCAGCATAACCTGAACCAGAAGCATCATAGCCAGTAAAGCTAAGTTGCATTTTGCGGATTAAACTGGTTGTATCAACCCAGTTATTTCTTACATAATAAGCTAATGATGGAGCGTATCCAACATTCGCCATAGACTGTAAGAAAGTTTTTGAAACGCCAGCAAGAGTTGTTGTAACACGAGTTAATACCCATGTTCCATTCTTTGCAGCGTTGTATGCAAAAGTTCCAGCAGAAAGAATCTTGGCTGTATTGTATGCTTTTGCACCTGAAGATACTTTTGGAAGGGTGTCGTTTGTGATATCGTTTGTGTTGATATCTTTAACTAGAATTGCTTTTGTAATTATCGTTGTAGCAGAAGTTAAACCAACGATAGTACCACCTTGTCTCTGAGCTGTATAGGTGCTACCCGCTGTATTATTTAAATACGGATTAACTGACTGATTTGGAACCATAGCTATTTACCTCACTTTTATGGTTTTAATCTTAATTTCCTATTGTCCTGATGCTAAAGTTCCTTTTCCCATATTACTATACACAATTTCTTGGCACAATTCGATGGCTTTTTTAACTTTTTTTCGAGCCGCTTCTTTTCCATAGCCGTTTTTTTGACCAATCTCTTTATTTGTCATTCCATAATAAAATTTTTGAATAATAATTTGATGTAATTCTTTATTTATATCTTCTAAAGACATAAGAATGTCTCTTACTTCTTCTTTATTTTTAAAGTTTTCATCTACAATACTATGGCAATTTTCTATAAATTCTTGGTTGCTAAACTCTTTGGACTTCTTTTTATATATTCTTCTGGTGTTATTTTGTAAACTTCTATATAAATAAGATGAAAATTTTACATTTTTAGACTTATCAAACTTTTGCAAGCAATCTAGTAAAGTTGTCATCATAATTGAATTCATTTCTTCTTTTGTACAAACTCCTTTTAAATTTTCTCTACAAACTTTGCTCATGATCTTTTTATAAAATTCATTATCAACAGCTTCTTTAAATTTTTTATTGCTTACAAATTGCATTCTCTATTTCCTTCCTGACACTTGTAAATTGAAACATTTTACCAACCCCAACACAAAATGTGTATCTGCTCATTATCTTCAATGCTTCTACACCATTTATTACCTTTATTTTATCTGATACTTGATGAGTTAAGTCAAAATTAGTATATCCCATCCAGCATTCCCATCTATCTGAAGGCTTTAAAACTGAATCAGATGGAACAACTCCAAATGGAGTATGAATAATTGGTTGTTGAAAATCAATCATTGGAGATAACATTGACGAAGAAGATAATAATTGCTCTATTTCATTTTGTTCTTCATTATCTATATCATTTGGTAATAAAAATGGATCTTGAGCTGGCTCAAGTAGTTCTTTTTCTTTTTCATTCCAGTTTTCCCACATTATTTTTTTCATTAATTTAGCTCCACGCTTGTAGGGTCTACTACTAGATTTTTGGGCTTATTTAAATTTTTATAAGATTTATTGAAGATTGAATAGTTTTTACTTCCATTAGTTTGGGTTTTAGACTGTTCTTTTAATTGATCAACTATCATTTGATTAAAGTAGCCAGTATTTATCTTATTTAACAGTGCTGCAAACTTTTTAATATCTTCTTCTTTTTCGCCCCAAGATAGCTCTAATGCAACATTCCCTGTTTCATCTAAGCAAAATATAATAAAGGACTTTGGAGAAAACTCCTCAGAACTTTCAGGCTCTGGTGATTGATTCGGCATAGTAATTATCCTGTATTATATTAATAAAATCGGTGATATTATATAAACTGCCTTTTTTTAGAGAACCATTAATAAAAGGCATTGATGTTATGTACGTTATTTCTATCTTATTGTCTATTTTTCTACACGATACTAATTCTTTTGAGGGCCATTCATAATTTATTTTTATGTATTCAGAAAACAATTCTTCTATACAATTTTTTATATCTTTATGAAAAATGCTAATTTTTTTATTTATAACTTTTTTTTCATCTAAAAGTATTTTTATGTAATTTGGATCTGTTTGATTATATTGTTTATCATAGAAAATACAAATTAAGCTAACTACAACTTCGTAATTATTTTCCATATTAAGCTCCTTTTAAAAGGCGGGACGTTTAATAGTATTATAGCACGATCCCGCCAAGTGTCAAGCCTAATTTAGTAAAACCCAAGCAATTCCTTTCATTTTTTCTGATAAATTTTTAAACTCTTCGTTTTTAATATATGATTCGTTATCGCCAAGTGTTGACAAGATTACTTTATAAACCTTGTCGCTTAAGCCATTATACTTCTTTGCTATTCTTCCCTCAAAATACATTTTTCCTGCATCGTAATAATAATTTTCAAATGTCAAAGTATTTACATTATCATATTTTTCAATTCTTTTCCCCATTTCATTATTGAAAACGGCAATAAGCTCTCTGTCAATAACTTCATTGGGGCCGGACACGATATCCTTGAGGTCCTTTAATTCTTCAAGAACGCTATCACTTGGCTTTGTTAAGTTTAAATACTTGCTATAATTTGTAGTTGGCAAGCTAGGCTTTTTTGATGGTAAATAATCATATAAAAAAGCTGCCGCAACTAATGCTAGAGCTAATGCAATTCTACCTTTTTTCATTTTTTAACCTCAATTAGCATTGGAAAAATTTCATCAAGTTTAGCTGACGCTGCCGTTAAATTATTTTTATCGCAAGCGTCTTTTAAGCACTGCCACTTATTAACAATAAGAAGTAAACTATCTTGAGCATGATCTGGCTCTATAACTGGTTTAATTTTTACGTCCTCCGGCTTATCTTTCTTATCGCTTGGCTTTGGCAAGTTATCCCTTATAACTTTAAAATCGATAGAGATAGATGAAAGAATTACTAGACCTGCCATACATAGTAGTAAAATTTGAAATAAACTCATAGTGTTCCTCCGGTTTCTCTAATTGAATCTCCTAAAATCCAACTAGCTAATAGTATTGTTACGTTCTGAATTTGCTCAGGAGTCATATCTGTAATTCCCAAGTCATTACTTATCACTGCTAAAATCCCAGATACTGCAATCCAAAATCTTCTGGATTGTATCATTGCTTTTAATTTATCTTGCATTTTTTACCTCCGTTATCATTGAATTTATTTTGTCTTCTGGTAGATCTTTGATCTTATCTATTATCGTATTTTTAATCTCTTCTCTTAAATGCATATACTCTTTTGGGACTTTATTTTTAATTGTTCGTGCAAGCATAGCCTTTTCTACCATTCCGGGATTTTTTACTTTTGCACTTAAATTAGAAGAAAAGACATTGCATTTAATTAGCAGTTGTAAGGTGTTAATTATAATAGAGCCGATTATTACTATTAAACTTAAATCAAAAGAATATTTGCCATCTTGGCTTGGAAGATCTCTTGCTATCTCACAAGCAAAGTTATCTACTTCTGTACTCATTGCTCCTCTCCTGTGCTTTTGCATTTACATCCCTCGGCAGAGTTTGTACAAGGACAGTACACTCTATTCCCATCGGGCTGCACTAGTACTTTTGTTCCATTGCATTCACAGGCTGGCTTTGGCTTTGGTTCTGGCTTAGGCTGAGGCTTCGGCTCTGGCTTAGGCTCAGGCTTTGGAGCTTCTTTTTTTATATACATTTTTTCTACTGTTTCAAGCACAAGATTTGCCCTATCAACAGTATTTTTTAATTCAGTTTCTACGTCTCTATTGCCATATGCGGCAAGTTCTTTTTGAGAATTGGAATAGTCATTATAAACAACTGCTAATGAAAATCCAATCAATCCCATTATTAATAATTGTATCTTTTTCATGCATATACCTCTTTTATTCTATCCCAAACCATTTTTCTAACAAATCCGTCAAAATTACTGTACGCAAAAGCAGCACCAGCGGCAAGCATTTTTTCAGCAACACTTTGTCTAATCCAAAAACTTCCTTCTGGTTGATTATGAAACTTTGGACCGCTATTCCATTTGCCCCAACTATTTTGAACTAAGAATAAAGTTTCGTTTAATCTTTCATATGTATCATCGCAAGCAATCCATGCCATAGCATGTGCCCATGATCCTTGCACTTCAGCAATACCGTACTTATCTCTGACAGAAGAGAACCCAAGATCAGAGCAAACGGAAAGTGCATAACCATTTGCAAGCAAGTCTCTTGCTTGTTCAACTGAAGTTACCGCTGTAGCTGTTTTAATTTTATGCTTGTTGCAATTTTCAAGAATTGATTTTGGAATACCTTTGGAACCCCACGCTGTTCCAAGACCAGCATTATAAACAGACAAGTCAATCTTATCATATTTTTGTCTTGCTAAGAATCCACCTGTTAAGCTAACAAATCTTGCGGCTTGAGAGCAGTACATTCCTTGTCCACCGTGACCTCTACATCCATAGATTGGCTCTGTTGCTCCTCTTGCTACGAATACTTCTTTATCGCCTTTGTAAAGAATCTCATAGCATCTCGTAATATCAATAGCGTTTCTTGCAGCATGACTTACACAGTCGCCAGTTGTTTGTCTTTCATCTTCTCCAAAGAGAGGAAAGAAATGTTGAATTGCTTTATACGGCAATGAAAGAGTACCTTTTCCTGTTCCGTATATATCATTACCAAAACTGCTAAATAGCGGTCTTGGCAACTCTTCCATTAATGCTGCCATATCTTTAGAATCGCAAACTGCACCCTTTAAGCCATTATCATATTCTTTTAAAATATCTTCTGGAGTTTCAAAGCCCATTTAAGATCTCCTTCGCTGTATTTTCCCATGAAAATTTAATTGCAGTTTCAATTCCTGCTAAATTATTTTGTAGTTGATTGTTTACTTTTTTATTATGAATTTCTCTCATATAATTTGCCGTTTGTTCGATTTGTCTATCCTCAAATGCAGCCCATTCACCTTGTCCATGAAACCAGATTCCATCATGAGCCGGTTCAAGTTTATCTATTTCAATCAAATATGAATTTTCTGTATTTGTAAATTCTGTGTGGCCCGAATAATTTGTTGTAATCACATGTTTTCCACAGGATAGCAATTCAAGAAGTTCAAGATTCCATCCCTCTGCCTTAACAGGAAAAACACCACAATCAATTTGTCTCATTATATTATACACATTTTGATGTGATTTTTGTCGTGGTAAAATTTTAATCTTATTAGCTAACTTGGAATTTTTGTAATAATTGTTCCATTGTTCATTAATTTGATTAATAAATGGATTTTCACATAAAAGCCAAAGCTCAACATCGTCATCTTTTGTGAACGCTGCTTCAAAACACTTTAGAAGAACATCATGTCCTTTTCTAATTTCCCACTTACCACAATTAAAAAATACTGTTGGCTTTCTTGCTACATTATTATTTTCATTAAAAATGGAACGATCAACACCAAGAGGAACGACATCTATCATTTCATCTGGAATGCTTATCTGGTCCTGAATAACACCTTTTGCCCACTTTGAACAAACGAAGATTTTGTCGCAAAACATCATACTTCGCTTTTCTTGTAGCGTAAATTTATTTAATTCAAAAATAGGAAATCCAATTTGAGTTCCATTGCCAACTCTTTCATGGAGTTGATTTTGATGCCAGATTTTAATAGACGTAGTTTTATTTCTACAGTCTAAAATATTCTTTATTCGCCAGTCATATTTTTGTAAATCTTGATATAACTCAGGTTCAGGATCTCCAATAGGAAAAATAGCTACGTCTTCCCCAGATTTTACTAGTTGTTTTGCGATATTATATCCGGCTACACCATAGCCAAGACTATTAATTGGACATTGCAAAATCATAATATTTTTCTCTTTCATTATTTATAAACAATCAGTAAGAAAATTTTCCAACAATCTTTTTGAAAGAAGATATATTGAATATTTAGGTTTACCATTTGGAAAATTTAAACAATTATGCTGCAAGTCGGCAATTTTTATGATACATGCAGCTAATTTTTCTGGAATAGAACAATCAATTAGATTAAAGATATATTCTGCATAATCTACATTTTTTTCATGTGTTAATAATCTAACAATAGTTGCTACATTTGAATTGAAAACATCTACAAGTTCTTGAAAAGTTACGTCTGTATCTTCAATTGTGTCATGAAGAAGTGCAGCTGCCAATACGTCAGATTCATTAATCTGGTAAGTTTCAAAATACAAATCAAGATCTGCACGATTATCATCAAGAAATTTTTTAGTATTTTCATATACTTTTAAAATGTGATCTTCGTAGTAATCTGCTCCGCTCCATCGTTTTTGTCCACTGTGAGCTTTTTGAGCAAAGATTTTAACGTCATTAATTGTCCACGACATTGCTTTTTCTCCTTTTTCTTGTGCTTATCGCACGTTTAATCATTCTGCCAAATTTTGATAATATTGTCTGGAAAATAAAGATCTTTAATATTATCTTCTAGATCTTCAATTGTTTGACCGGCAAAACCAGTTGCAAGAGGAGTTAACAGGAAGATAAGATCATCGTGTATATGGGCGTATTTTATTAGCTCTACTAATTGTTCTCGTACATAATCCCATCCCACAAACCCCTTTTGTAAATCTTTAGTTATTATAGCGTATGTCTGGCCCTGCCGCCCCTTAGCTTGTCCGTATTTTGCACCCCACATCATAGCGGTTTTAGCTGCCCCAGCACCGTGCCTACCTTCAGTATTACTACCAAATACAAATATTTCATTCTGCAATAAAAATTCTACCATTGTTTTCTCCAAAAAAAAGAGCTACCCAATTCTGGATAGCTCTATTATAACAGGTTTCGTCTTTATGTCAATAAGAATCTGCGGAAATTACTTCTCCACCAGCTCTTGTAATCAAAGATCTAACTACAGAAGTTGATGCTGTTTCTTTTACAAATCTTACACTGCCATCTGACATACAGATATTTGCTCCGCCCGGATGCCAGCTAAAGATTTCATTGTTTGGTCCGCAGTCGTGAGTTGACCATGTTGCAGTTCCTCCGCAACTAATTTGACTAAATGATCCATTTCTATTATTATTAATACCGCTAGATACGCCAGCAGCATTATCTGGATCGCCCCATCGCCAGCTACGTCTTGCCCCAGCAACATAAGGAGCGGGAGCGTTCAAGTCTGGCAAGTAATCAGTGGTAGGCATTGAGTAATTTCCAGTTCCTTGCATTTTTGGACTTCTGCCCGTGTCTTCATAAAACATAGCAGTGTTAGAAGTGCCATCTGTAGTTGCTGAAATTGGTACGCCTTGAAAAATATCGACTGCTCCTGAAATTACTTTACTAGGGTCGATCTGATAAGTTTTAATGCTAGAGCAGCTAGAGCAATTAAATACTGTATAGGCTGATACTGGGTAAGGACTGCCAGTTAGTGGACCATCCATAGGAACTGGAGATACATATCCAGTTTGCCACTTTGTCGTTCCATTTGCCATGATTTCCGTATACGGGGCTGTTGCATAGTCAATACATCCAAATCCAACGCTGTCTTTTCCATTGTTTCTATCTGATGACAAGGCATTTGTTGGACACAAGAATGTCGCAATCATTGTATTAGTTGCTGTTGTGTTCCCTGCAAAATTATAAGGTAGCTGTAGATTGAATTGATTATATACATTACCTTGCTCAATTGTTCCAAGAATCATTGTGAACGTACTATGATAATCTTGGGTTTTATAAACTTGAGAGTTTACCGGAAGATTATGTTCGCCTGATCGTGGAAGTGTTCCTCTAATACTTTCAAAGTTGTGTGCCGCTAGTCCGATTTGCTTGAGATTATTAACACACTGAGATCTTCGAGCCGCTTCTCTTGCTGATTGTACAGCCGGAAGAAGAAGACTGATTAATACAGCGATAATTGAAATAGTTACTAACAGCTCAATTAGAGAAAATCCACGACGAACATTTTTGTTTTTAATCACTTTTATTATTCTCCACTATTATTCTGCAATAATTAAGAAATTGCTCTTGACTAAACGCCCATTTCATAGTATTAATATCTTTATGCAACCATTGCACATTACCTTCGATATAACCTTTTGCAGAATCTATTCTATCTAATGTTGCGGTCCATTTTTTATTGTCTATTTGTGGTAAATAAATATCTATTCCACTTATTGCGCATTTAAAATTTTGTTTTTTTAATATTTCATACGCATATTCTATAGATATAGAAAGCTCATTACCTCTTTTTTTTGCTCTATTTTTAACTACTGACCAGTAGTGACCAGATATCTTTTCATAACCTTTAAAGCTATGATTTTCTTTTCCATATTTTCGTTCATACTTTCCACAATTTTTACTTCTTTCAATTCTAGAGCATGAGTTGCAGCCTTTAGTTTGTCCAGAAATTAAGTCATAATATCTTACATTTTGTTCAGTGCCACATTCGCATTTACAGTTTAATATACCATTTGAAGTTTCTGTATCTCCTATATAGTTTAATACTGTCCAGCGATTATACTTATTTCCAATTGTAGATTTAATTTTATTTTTTGAATTTTTATTTTTAGAATTTTTAATACCATATTTATTCATATAGTTATAAAATGTTCTTTTTGAAATATTTTTAGATTTACAGAAATCCACAATAGAGTTTTCACTATTAATTACATCTTCGATATCTTTTTGTGTTAGCATTTTAAAGCTCCTTTCGCTTGTTATACTATACACAATAATTCAATAGAAGTGAATTAATTCTATTAAAATAAAGAGGCGACTCTATTCGTCGCCCTTCGACAACATTATTATAACACTGAATAATCAAAAGTCAAGTGAAGATTTTATGAAGATTGTGCTTTTTTCAACGCTTCAGGGTCTGGACGATCAGGGTCTCCCGGCTTTGCCGGTTTATAGTTTTTGCCTTCTCGCTGCTTTTTCTTTTGGATATTTTCCCATAATCCGGGCTTTTCGGCTTCTGCGTATCCACTCATTGCGTCTATATAATTTTTTTTCATTTGAAACTCTCCTATATAAAAATATTTGACACTATATAATATTACACAATTAACTTATTTCAGCTATTGTATCAAATCCACTTGTAGTTAAAGTGTACCCCGCTTTTGTTAGTTTAGATAATATATTATTATATAATATACTATTGCCAAAACTTAATGAAAACTCAGCATGGATGTGTTCAAATTGTATTCTTTTAATATCATATTTATCAAGATCAATGGTATTCACTATATCACAATCAAGACCTTCTGTATCAATATATAATCTATCAATTATTTTTAAATTTTGACTATCGAAAAAATCATTAATAGTCATTGCTGGAACCGTAAATGATATGATATCTTGATGCTTAACATGCATTACAACATGTTCTCTCTTGACTGAAGTGGCTTCGCATCTTACTTCATTTGCTGGCATAAATAATTCTAATTCTTTTTTATTTGGATCTTCTGTTATGGCAATATTAAAGAAGTGTACATTTTCAAATCCACTATAATGATTTACCGCCATATTCAAAGCGGATTTCATAGGTTCTATTAAATATGCATTTTTAATTGCATTTTTATTAGATTTAATATAATGGAAAACGTGATCATCGCCATGATTACATCCAACTTGTACTATATTCATAAAATTTCCTTAAAGTTATTAGTATACATATTTATTGATTCTATCCAGTACTCGTTAAAATGATGCTGTTTATGCCATTCAGAATTTGGAACATGAGTTCCCATTTCAGCACCAATATTTTGTATTCTTGAAATAGTTGGGAATAACTCCCATCTTTCTTTTCTTGCTACATGATTTATAGTAGCGTCCCAACTGCCATTTCGCCCTTGAAAATCCCAAACTTTTTCCATCTCATCAAATCTACTTTTCCATGTTGCCCAGCCCCAAGGAGTGAACCAGCATCTGCGAAATACTCTATCTGTATTATTATTTTTAGGATAGTGATGTTCTGTTAAATTATCCGATGTGACATATCCGCAAACCGTAAATAGACTAGAATCATCTCTAAATTGTTTTGCCCATTCAAAATATTTCAAACAATCTTTTCCGGGAATTGTATCGTCTTCAAAGTGAATATGATAATCATTTTGTGAAAATCCAATTGCAAGCGACTGGTAGATATTAGTATTACATCCCATTCTTCGTTTATTTATAATTGTTTCAGTTTGATTTGGTCTAAAGTTTTTAGCTAGTTTTTCAACTTCTTTTGATCCGGGGTCGCAACAAATTGTTATTTTATAATCTTCAATGCCAAAGCACTGATCAAGATGTTGTAAAAGTGTAGCAGTGTATTTTGGTCTATTATATAATGAAATTGTTAGCGTCTTCAAGTTTTTACCTCTGTCACTTTTGATTCTGGAAAAAATTTATTTTGCAGTTCCACCTTTGAATTATATCTCTTCATGTTGGCATTGTCAACCTCTTTTGCAGAGATCTCTCCATATCGTGCTTTTTCCACCGCAATAAAAGTTTCTCTATTTACCTGTATCAAATTCTTAAACTCTTCTGAAGTGATAATATCGTTATGCTTTTTGCCTCCGACTTGTCCAGCTATATATCCCGAAATAAAATCGGACAATGGAAAACTATTTTTAACTATTAAAATAGCAAGATAATCATATGCATATCCTTCATCTACTAAAATTGAAACCATTTATCTTTTCCTCTGTAGTATTTAATAGTTGGATGATTGTAGTCCCATTCTGATGGATTGAACATTGGGTGATTTTCCGGCTCAAATACGTGAGTCTCTGCTCCTACTGCAACTGCTAGGTGTTTATCTCCTGTATTGCTTCCATAATATAATCCAACTTTTTTCATAAGAGATAGGTATTTTGTAATTTCGAGATCTATTAATACATGTTCTGCTATATTCTTATCATAAGTATACGAAGATGACAATATTAAAATTGGAGTATATCTTTTTCTTTTAAGCAGTTCTATAATTTTAGAGCAATCATTTTCAGAAATTCCTCTAATATCTTTAGCAAGCGCGGAACACATAGGTGATACTATAACCGGATTTGGTTTGTCTTTTAAATACTCATATGTCCACGTATCAGCAGAGAAGTTGCTTGATATCACGAGAGGTCTATTGTCAATTAGATCGCCATAACTACCAAAAATCCCCCTGAGCATTCTAGTTGTATAATGCCCATTTCCCAACTTAGGCAAGCTATTTTTTGTCATTATCTCAAATGGCACATTATCTGTTATTTCTACCTTTGCTAAATTATCAAAAAAAATTTTGAACTTCTCTTGATCTTTAGGAAGTAGGATAGTAAATTTAAATGGGAAATATTTACATATCGCAGTCATAAGTAAAGTATCTCCCATGCCATAATTTCCACATGTAACTTTCATACTAGATGCCTAAATCTTTCAATATTGTTTTTGACTAACTCAGGATAGGTATCATCAACTTCAACATGCTCCATTTTATATTCAGTTCTTCCAAATAAATCGACACACTTATCTAAATTATTTCTGATCGTTTCTTTAATTTCGGGTGTATCGCTCTCTGTGTGAGCAAATGATTCTATCTTTTCAATAATCTGCTTTTCATCTCCAAGATAAGAAAAATGCCATCCAGTGTTCTTAATATTAGGGAACGTATCCTTGTAATGTCTATACCAATGCAAGTCTGAATTTTGCTTTAAGGTTTTTCCATCTATAACAACAGTTCCCCTCCAGTTATGAAATTCATCTGGTTCTGTTACTTTATATGTCAGTTTATTATAGTATAACTGAGTACATAGAGTTACTGGGAATGCGATACTATTATTCCTATAGTGGTCCTTTACTATCTTTTCCATAAAAGATCTTCGTGGAATTTCATCAACATCAGAAATAAAAACTAAATCACTATCTTTAATACTGGTTGGTATTGCCGTGATCATAAATCTTCTTTGATTGTTTTCGAGCATCCAGCTTGTATATTGAGTAGGAAATTGATCATATACAATATACTTTATCTTATCTTGATATTTTTTATATCTATTTGAATTTTCAAGATATCTTAAATTCTTTGATTTGCCACTATGAGTCATTGTTGATTCACATATTACAAATAAATCAACAACAGGATAAAGCTCTTCTAGTCTTATTTCTAAAGTATCAAATTCATTAAAAAATTGAAAACAATCGTATATCATATAATATGCTCAAATTTCTCTGGGTTAGATTTTACTAATTCTGGATAAGTATTATCTATTTCTACCTTTTCCAGTCTAAATTCCGGTCTTCCTAATGGGTCTCTACAGCTAGAAACATTTGATTCAATTTTATTTAATACGCTTTCTTGATCCCATTCGCTGTGACAAAATGACTGTATTTTATTTTTAATATCTTCAGTTGTTCCCATGTACGAGAAATGCCAACTTCCAGTATCAAAAAATCTAGCTCCAATATCTTTCCCATTTCTATAGAATTGAAAATCTGGATTATATTTAAATGTTTTTCCGGGTATGGCTACTGTACCTCCCCAATTTTTATGCATTGATGGTTCAATAACTTTATGTGTTAACTTACTATAATACAACTGTTGGCAAATAGTGACGGGATGATTAAAATTATAACTGTTTAACAATTCCGATAAAAACGATCTATTAGGTATCTCATCTGCATCTGAAATCATTAATATATCATCTGGTTTCAGATTTTGCATATCAATTCCAGATAATAGATATTTTCTTTGAGCATTTTCTAATGTCCAGTAACCTATATTTTCTGGAAAAGAATCATAAACGATATATGTGATCTTATCAAGATATTTTGCATATCTATCTTTATGTTTCATAAACTTTAATTCATTTGGTTTATTGCTGTGAGTTAAAGTAGATTCACATATTACAAACTTATCAACAATAGGGTACAGTTCTTCCAAACGAATCTCTACAACATCGAATTCGTTGAAGAATTGAAAGCAATCATATATCATATATTATCCTTTGTACGTATGCTTACTGTATATTTCTCCAGTAAGATCCAAATGTTCCACAATATATCCACCAAGTCTTCCTTTGAATTGGTTACAATTAATAAACGCCTCTGAGAAATATTTTGGATTTACCCACCAATCTTCGAACGGCTTATACCAAAATCCAGCTTTCACATCTTCGCAAAGAAGTCTATAGCCTTTATTGAAGAGTAATTCTTGAGATTTGCGTTTTTGTTCGATGTAGGCTTCTTTCGGCACTGTTGGATGTATGCTATCATTTAAAATTCCACAATAAAGATCATGCTCAAAAGTTAAAATTTTAAACTCATAATCATCAAATGGAAAATTTTCTAATGCGATATATGTAACAGGATCGATATCCATAGAAATATAATCTATTAATTTAGGAGCATTATTGTCATCAAGGATTTTCTTCAGAGGCGTATCTGGTATCATTGCGTGAACAAATTTACCTTTTCTTCTATCCTTTCCTGCCAAATAATAATCTAGCCTACCTTCTATTAAAATTCCATCCCAACCATTTTCTTCTAGAAATAGAGTATTTCCCCCGTTAGGTTCCATAAATCCATCTCCAGCACCAATATCCAAATAAAATCCGGGTTGCTTGTTATTTAATAAATAAGCGAACTCATCCTGTGCTTCCTGAGAATACATATTATTTCCTTATGTTAAATCGCTCACATTCGTTTTAGACCACATTTTACAGCTCCAGTAATTAGCTTTCCATTTTGGACCGGGACTATCGCAATTATGTCTGGCGCGATAAGACTTTCGTCTTTCTGGGTCGTCTCTTTTAATACTCATATTGGGATCGCCAAAATTTACTTTAACTACGTTACCTTTTTCATTTTTTACATATACTGAGAACTTTTTAGGTCCGCCCGGAGTACGAAAAGGTTTATTTAATTTGACTTTTTTACCTTTGCCCTTATCATCTTTGCCAAGACCTTCGTGCGGAGTTTCACCATCAAGAGTTTTATCTCTAGTGTCTTCGTAGAACACTCCTCCTGCAACTGTTACTTCATAAGTAAATTCGCCCCATTCTTCATCCCATTCAGCTTCGGCATATTCCATATAAAGACTTGCCTTTCCAAGCAAATCATCGCCTTTGCTTTGTTGAATACAAATTGCTACACGCTGCTTTTGGTCTGGATATTCTTTTTTCATTGCAGGATTGCTCATGCAACTTGACATAAAAGAATTCTCATCCTGACCTTTTTTTCTGTTTGGAATGGGCATTATTTGCTCCTTTTGATTCTCATTAAGTCTTCACCAGTATAAATTTTATTCGATTCAGAATCTTCTGGCTCTTCCTCTTCTTCAGGTTCTTCTTCTTCGCTATCTTCATTTTTTTGTGACATTACATAGTCATGAACCGCCTTAATGTAGTCGTCGGCTAAGGTAAGTTTACCCTGAACCCAAGGTTCTGCGAAAGACATATTTTCATTTGCAATCATTGCAACTAATGGATCAATATGTCTCTTTAATGAAGAGATGCTTCCTTTTGCCATAGTTATCGCTTGTTCTGTAATTTCTTCTGCATCTTCGCTAGATTTAGTTTTTATTGATGCCCAAGCCTCTTCTAGTTGTTTAATATTCATAGCTTTTGCCTTCTTGCTTGATTTAGGGTGATCTTTTGGTAGTAAATCATTGTCCTGTTTATAATTAGGATTTGATGGTCTTCCGTTGTACATAAGATATAAAAATGCTTTTACTCTAGCAATGCCCCAGCCCCTTCTGTCCATTGAGGGGTGATGACTTGTTGAAAAAGCTCCTTCTCCTCTTCTTTGTACAGATTTTAGCTGACCCATAGTAGCCTTGAATCCTTTTTTATTTTTTTCAACTTTTGCATTATGTTCTTTCATCATTGAAGAAAGAGTATTAGTGGTATTTTTTCCTTGTTTAATATCGGGATTTGGCTTGCTAGCTGAATCTGGAGCATTTTTCTTTGATCCCTTTTTTCTTTCTCCGGGCTTTGCGGGAGTTTTACGAGGATCATTTTTAGATGGTTTACCATATTGTAATGCATTAGACTCCTCTAATGCATCTTGAATATCTTTTATTCTATCGTTAAGATTTTTCATCGCCTTTTCCTATGCTGATTACTGTTATTAAAAGTTGCCTCTCTCGTAATCACTTTGCTCTTTTTTTACTTTGACAGGAGATTTGCTATGAGTGCTGGAATGCCCGTCATGACCATCAAAATTACCAAAATAAGAATTTGACTTCTTATCCTTTTCTTTCTTCTCATTGTTAATCTTTTCTATTTTGCTAGTGTGCTTTTCTTTTTCTTTTTTAGAATAAGATAGTTCATCAA